TCACGTTACAGCCAAATCAATTGCCAGAAGCGATCGCTAAAGGCTATCGGGGCGGTAACATACTTGGCGACGATAACAACCCAACATTAAAGAGCCTTGCTTATCAAAGACAGCAAGCTAATGTCAGACGTTGCATAGATTTCTATGAAGGTCAAAGCGCTTGGATTTATGGCGAAAACCTCGATCAGATTATTGATGATTTGGCTGAGGAGTATCTCCCTCTCATGCCAGCCGAAACACCGAAAGAGTGGTATTTTAGATTAAGGCGATCGCTATTTGTTAACTTCTTTAAACCAGCCGTCAAGATTGTATCTAGTTTGCTAAGTAAATGGGTGCTTAGTGGCAATGTACCTGAGTCGGTTATCAATGCCTCCAAAAACTTTGACAAGCGCGGAACATCAATTAGAGCATTCTTTCTCGAAGCCGATCGCATGGCTGTTAGAGATGGCTTTGTAGGGGTGCTTACCCTTTATCCTAATTTTGGCGAAATTCCTAATCGTGCAGTTGAACAACAATTAGATTTGCGTCCTTACTCAGTGCTAATCCCACGCCTTGATATCGACATTAAGGATTACGAATACACTAATGATGGATCGGTGTTACTCAAGCACATTACCATCGATCGCAGTGAGGTGATTAGCGAAACCCGTTACAAGCAATCAATGAAAAATTATTGCTGGGAATACGAGCTAATCAAAGTGCAAGAAGAAGATCGTATTTATTATGCTGTGATGCGATCGGTAACTTGCATTGAAACTAATGACAAAGGCGAAAAGGAATATGTACAGGTAGAATCGCCTAAGCCATTGCTAGATACCAATGGTAAGCCACTAAGTCAAATCCCCTTTGTGCTTTACTCAGTAACCAGTGCTAACCCATGGGATACGATTCCGCCATTGCTTGATTTGCAGCAAAAGAATCATACTTACTACCAAGTATTTAGCGATTGGCTTGCAACAGTTCGCAAGATGCAGCCAACGGCAGTTCGTGAGCATATTGATTTTATTCCAGAGAAACGCGATCCTTTGTCTACAGGCGGCGATGCTGTCATTGAGACAGTGATAACTCAAATCGGGGCTGCTAAGGTCTACTATTTGCAAGCTGACGCAAATAGCGTTGCACCTATGATTCAAGCGCTAGATAGATTAGAGGCATTGATTAAGCAGACTGTTTTCAATTTCTTGGGTGAGTCATTTGTCCAACAATCTGCTACTGAGGTGAGCATCAAAGCAGGGCAAAACGAAGCAGGGTTACAAGAGTATGAGGTTAACAAAGAATCATGCTCACAGCAGGTTTTTTGTCATTGGGCAATGTGGGAAGGTGAAGACGTAACCGAGGATCACGGTACAATTGACGTAGATTTGAGCTTTATTCTTGCCCCTGCTGATGTGAATCTGATTCGCACTATCTTTGAGGTAATTAATAAAGGCTTAACTGAAGAAGCAGCTACTGAGATTTTGCATAGGGTTAACTTCTTACCAAAAGATCAGAAGATTGTGGCGATCGCTCAGCCTGTTGAGACGGTTGCTGCTAATCAAAGCCAATCGGTAGAGACTGATGATGAAGATGACAGCGAAAATGATGAAGAAGATGAAACGGAGTCGGAATCATGAGTATCAATGAATCAATCAATTGTCAATTAATTACCAAAGATGGACGTGAGTTTTTGAGATATTCACAGCCAGTCACCGATCGCAATCACTTTACTGGTTACATGGTTCGCTATTCCCCTATAGCTTATTTACCAAGGACTAAGCCACTATGACACAAACATGGACAAACAACGATCGCGATCGCATCGTGAAATACCTCAATCTCACACGCGACTATTACACTCTAATTGAAAGCACTCTCACAACCTACGAAGACACATACGGAGCGAGTGCCATAACTGAGGTACAATCAAAGCTTGACGGGTTAGACACATACAAGACTACTATCGATACTCAAATGACCGACGGCAGTCTTGGAGTAACCAGTCAATCTGTCCCATCGTTCTACAGTATTACAAAACAAAGTGGCTCCGATCTTAGAGCTACAATGGCTTTATACAATGGCGATCGGCAATGGCTTATCGACAATTTGAAACTACAGAATTATGCGAGTCTATCAGGTAAACATACTAGAGCTTAAATATGCCCAGACAATACTTTAGAAAGTTCCCACTACAGAACGAAGCTACAGACGGAGATACAACCAACGAGAGTGTATCTAGCGGCGCTACGGATGAACCTAAAGCACCCGCAAAACCAGATGAAGACGACACGGTAAAGCGCACTCTTAAAAAGTTGCGTGATGAAGCGGATGCTGCTAACAAACGAGCTAAGCAATTAGAGGATCAGATAAAAGAAAGGGATCGCTTGGATGAAGAAGAACGCGCTAAAAAAACTGGAGATTTTGCCAAGTTCAAGGATCAATTGCTAACCGAAACAGCAGCCGAAAAAGCAGCAGCCAAGAAGCGCGAAGAAGAAGCTTTAGCAAGGCTAGAAGAGAAAGACGCAAAGGTTAAGCAGCAGTTCATTAAAAAGGAAATCAAAGCCGCCTTTGCTCAAGTTTTTAAGTCTGAATTTCTTGATGATTTAACCAACAATCCTGCATACGCTAAACAGCTAGAAGCAATCGAGAATGAGGATGGTGAGTATGAAGTGATTGTCGTTGAGTCAGTCAAAGATCGCACTCAGCGATTTAAGGTTGTGGATAAGAAGACTGTACCCTTCACAATTGAAGATTGGGCTAACGAGATTGCAGCTAAGAAGCCATCAGCAGCAAAGCCACTTAATCGCGCTAGTGGCGATAACATCCCTAATGGCAGTGGCAAGCGTCAAACCAGTGATTTTAACCGCACAGCCGATCCGATGGACCTAGTGAAGAGAGGGTTAGGACTTAGCTAATTAGCTGAACTAAAGTCATGGAAATCTACCAAATTAGTGGATGCTCGGACGCTTTAAAGACTTGGGTGCAAAATCTTTTTACTGAAAATGACATTGATTATCACTTAAATAAAATGTCTGACGGATGGTGTTTCGACATTGAGCAAACAAAAAAGTGTATTTGGAAAACAACCTTTCTTGAACGACTTGCTATTTCTAATTTAGGTGATTCAGACAAACAATTCTTGTTAGGTGTTTTTTAGCTAATTAGCTAACTCAACCAACAAAAAAGCGCTGTAGTGATATGGCGCTTTTTTTGTTGATATTTACTCAATCAAAACAAAGTCAATAACTTTAACTCTTCTAACTTCACTTACTTTAAATAAAGACTTTCCAGAATTACAAGCAACTTCAACATTTTTGACCCAATCTTTTACATGTTTATCTACTACTTTTTGGCTAGGTTTATCTCGAAATAAGCATCTTAATATTTGCATCTCCAATCCGCCGCCAATGTCATTGATAAATTCAACTTTAATTCCATAAAACATAATTACATAGCCCTGCTACTGCCAAAACTAGATTGACGGTTAACAGGAGGCATAGAAGCGATCGCATACCGTAAACAGTCGATGCCATGCGTCACCTGGTTATCTGCTTCTTCTTCTGTGATATTGCCATACTTATCCTTCTTGCGGTGATACGATTGGCACTCCTCAAAGAACTGAGGCAATGTATCCACAATCTTGATCCGTTCGTGGTAGAAGTCGCTACTCATTAAGTCAATGCCCTTAATAAAATCATTAACCGCGCCACGTGATTCAGTGCAGTAATTCTTAAATGGTTCTTTGAATACTTGCCCTTCTTTTGGTTTCCAAGAGCGCAAAGCTTTGATCGCATCAGGTCTGGATGGGTCACCAAAGGCTCTATTGACGCGCCACTTCATAGCTAATTTATGGCACTCGTATAAAAAATCATCTTCTAATATTGCTTGCCCCTGCATTGTCCTAGGCACGCGCCACTCATCAACAACAAACCAGTGATAAAAGCCGTCTTTGATAAATGCGCAAACTACCAAGGCTCTAGGATTTACCGCGCCCCAGTCAACTGACAATATGCGATAAATGAAATCTTTAGGTAAGTCGCGATCGCTGATGATGTGCGATTCAGATAATGTCTCAAAGAATTGTCCCTCAAAAGTTTCAAATGATGCTTCCATCTCTTGACGGAATAAGCGGGGCGTTAAGCTATTCCTAAGTAACTCTATGTCTTCTGGTTTAAGGTGCGGATTCTCGATACTCTTATATTTAAACGCTTGCCATACCCTAGGATCGGCAACAAGTGCGTTTTGATAAGCCTCATAGGTATGATTAACCTTGCCCTTGGGAGTATAAGTAAATAGCGCTGTACTGCCTTGCGTATCAGATAGCGCAGGTTGAATAATCTCTGGAAAAATACTTGCTTTCCAGTCTTGCCACTCATCACCCCCAAAATGCCATAGGCGCAAACCACGAGCGCGATCGCCGTCACCATCGTTAAGTCCCATGATCATTAGATCGGGCATATAGAACTTATACGGATCGGGATTCTTAAATGTAATCGTAAATTCTGATTTGCTGACATTCTCAACCGCTTTGTGATTGCGTAAGGTGTTTAGCAACTGCTTCCAGAGTAATCGCCTAGCCATAACCAAGGTAGGAGCAGCTAACACCACTACAGGCGGCGCTACTGGGTTATATGGCGCACCAACCGCAACGCGCTCAAGGGCTTTGTATATCTGCAAGATGGTTTTACCAAAGCGCCGCCCTGATACTGCGATCGTGTATTTAGCTTGGCTATTGGCTATTGTTTGCTGGAGGGGATGTAGTTGTATCTTCTCTTGTTGATTCGAGGATGTCTGCGAATGGGTTTGAGCTTTCGCTTTTGCTATCTTCGATTGGTGACGCAAATTCGGCAATGGGAACTGTAGTAAGTCCTCTTTCATACAACCATTTCTCTATACGCTCTTGACTGTACTCAAGCTTAATTTTTTGCATCCTATCTAACGATGCGATCGCCTCACCCGTTGTTTTAAAGTTGTCAGGATTTTCGACAATGTAATTGCGAGTAATTCCGATAACTTCATTGATAATATCTAAATCGCTAAGTGCTTTTTCTACTCGTTTAGCTACTACCCTTTCCCTGACTTTTTGTGACACTTCTTGTGACACGCTTTGTGACATCTCCTGCATCCCCTTCACCCAAGACTCTTTCTTAGAGCGTCTTAAGACGGTTCTTAGGCTAACATTTAATCTGTCGGCAAGCTGCTGTAAAGTGACTCCCCCCGCCTCATATTCGGCTCGTATAGCTACCCAATTTATTGGCTTTGGTTTTGTTGGTTTAGGCACATATTCTATATAAACGAATTTACAGCGATTCTAGCATTATCGCGCCCCTTGATGGCGATATCGTAGGGCGCGGATGTTTTTAGCTTACTGTCCGATCAACATCTGCCAATTTTTGACATCACGAAGATACTCAATAGCTTTAGATGTGTGTTCATCAGGAATGTAAGTAACCTCAATAGTTGACTTTTCAACTTCAACGATCGCATTATCACGACCCATCAAGCATAAAGTCGTAGGGACACCATGCAATGCAGTCATCGAACTCATACGATCCATGCGTTGAATCTCAAGCCGCATATTTTCGTTAATCAATTCCAACTCACGCAGGCGATCGTTTTGTTGAGGGACTGGCATCGCAACATCAAGCAAAAGTGTTCTGACTTGCTTAGCAATCTCGCGCGGATCTTTCTTGGATGCCATAATTTTGTAAGTATGATTTTGCTAATAGTTTAGCAAATTTACTCCACCCACTCCCATTTCATACCAGCGCTTTTGCCACCCCTAGCGATCGCTTGGGATATACAGTTATGCTTAACAAAATTAGCTCTAGCAGCTTCTTTTACACCAGAATAAACTCTAATGCCATCAGGAGCATAACAACGCACAGCACGGCGAAAACCTCTAGTTGACGGCTCTGAGTTTTTGACTTTTTCGACTAGCTCTGCATCTTCTAGCAGCCAGAATAAGTTATCGCGATCGCAGTTAGCAAAATGCGAGGGATTATTCAGGACTAAAGCGATCGCGTCTTTACGTTTAACTGCATTCTGATTTCTGGCAATTTTGCGGGGTTGCAATTTCCTATTGCGGACAAATGAGCGAACTCGATCCATTGATATTCCTAAAGCTCTAGACAACTCGTACACAGTAAAATTATCTTCAGTGCATTTGCGGCTTAAGTGCGAGTTAGATGTCATGCGATGGATTTGAACTTCTATCGCAGTATCTGTCCGTTCTGAGTAGCCTTGTTTTTTGGACCATTTCTTAAAAGATTTAACCAATACAGGAAAAGGCAAAACACCAAGATTATCTTCAAGATATTCGATCTCTTCGTGTTTCCATGCTGATCCGCCTTTTTTCTCTGTGGAAAACTTTGCTGCACACGATCTAGTACAGCAAAGCCGTTTTGTTTTACCTTCATCAAATTCTTTCTTGCAAAATATACAGTTTTTCATATTTACTGTCTCTTACTCTGATACTTTTGCAACATAGCTAACCAAATCTAGCAAGCGATTACCACGCTTAGCAGCGATCACAGCCTCACATGCTGCGTACTCACTGATGCACTTAGCTAATTTGTCAGAGCGATAGTTGCCACTATTAATCTCGGTTTTTGAGAATCCCATAGCCATAAGCTCCTCGTACCGTGCGAGTAAATGCGTAAAGGCAGATCGATATATATGCAACGTATCGAGCTCAAATTGCACTGGGAAATAATCGCGATTAGTTGCCTCTAGCGCCCAGGGCAAAATATGTTTTTGCCCTGATTCCGCAATGCAAATAGTAAAGGGCGGCTTTGGCGGATCAAGCAACCAAGTCCTGATTTGGGCGCGTGTGGGGAGGCGATCAACTATTTCTAGCGTGTTCCCCCCCTCAGTATGTTGATTACCAAATTTAGGGTAAGAACCATACGCATTATCAGCAGAAAGAAGCCATGACCAGCCCCTAGCAAATAATGTGCTGTATTTCCCCTTCGCTTCATTCCAATAAAAAGCCCTTAACGGAATCACCCATGCACAGCGATCGCATAGATGCTTTGAATCAGGACATCTAGCGCTACTATGTGCAGTGAATGAATCTTTGAGAACTAACGGTTTATCAGCTTTAGGTGCGGCGCAAAGGTAGCAGTAATTATTATTATTCATGGCAAAAGCCACCCTATAGGATGGCTGGTTAAGTTTATTTTATTCAATGTCCGTGGTCGCATCCTCTAGGCATAAATCACACCTGTGGTTGGAGAGTTGCTTTTTCTAGTCATGTAATCCCATTTGTAAGGATATCCAACTTCAAAATGTTCTGCTTCTTTGCCCAAAAGAGTCGCTTCACCTGTTGCAATATCGACAATAAAAGGTAATTCTCTCAAGGAAAATTTGGTGTTGTCTTCATTGATTTTAGAAATTGTAGCTATATCCCATTTGTGAGATCTTCCATCATGTACCTTAACCCAAACAGAGCTACCTTCAGTAATTTCAATCCCTTTAAATGTAGTGTTCATGTCCTTAATCACCTTCTTAGATACAAAACGAGCACCCATCCCTTGAACTACAACAAAAAGTACATTCTTCCATTCCTCAGCTCTCTTGATTTGGTTGGGAGAGACGTTTAAAGCGGTTGCGATTTGTGCGATTTGGTTGGCGTTCATGGCTTTGTTTAACTCGATAACCTATTGTTGATCGAGTCCATAGGTTTTGTCAATAGTAAAACCAAAAATATTTAAACTCTTAATATTTGTTTACAAAGTAGGGTATCGGCGTACAAGATTAGGGTCTTCAAAGTGGTAAAATCTCATACAAGCAAAGGAGTTAAACAATGAGAAAACAACCATTAACAGGCGCTTGCAGATGTAAAACCATGCGGATGGTCAAAGGGCGCAAAGATTATGAATGCTGTGAATGTAACGCGATACTTAGCAAAGGTACAGTGCATCAGTTATCTAAAGGGATTTGGGGTAACTCAAATCTAGAGTTTCGCACCTGTGAAGATTGCTTAAACCGATGGGAGCAATTAATAGCTGATTACCCAGATTTTAATTTAACCCCATTCAATCATGGCGATCTCAATGAGGCGATCGCATACAACGAATTGCAGCAAGCTTTTAAAGTTGGTGATTTAGATTTGGTTGATGCTGCTATCAAAAACTTTGAGCCGTATGCTTACGGAGAATTTAAACAATCATTGCAACAGATAAAAGCTGAATTGGTAGCTGCTTAATAAAAAAGCCCGATCAAATGATCGGGCTTTTTTATGATAATATAGCTTCACTGCTGGTTATTTAATGCCTGAGAACATTAAATAACGTACTTGCAAAAGCGCAGGATATCCAACTGTTCAGAGCAGTCGAATGACACAATCTTATCATAACTACACGACAATATACACAGCATTTAGCCAAAGTGATAAATTACCTCACTTGGTTAAGTTGCTGTATTTATTTGTGCGCTCCTATGATAGGCAGTCATTCGTAAAGCGTGGCAAGAAGGGTACACAGGGCAAAGGATCGGGCATTGTAGTTTTAGACATCCCGACGATCGCAGCTACCTTAAATCGCAAAGAATCCACAATTAAAAAGAATTTACGCTTAGCTTTAAAGTTAGGTGTTTTCTGGATGCTTGAGATTAAAGGTAAATGTGTGAGGCTTGTTTATTCTGCTTTAACTAAGCTTTGCTCACAGCTTGACATATCTAATTTAGGCGCTATACACGAAGAGAAAGCTACTGAGCTTGATAATATTCGGACGCATAACATTAGAGCCACTGTCGCTCAAAAGCAACGCAATGCACAGCAAGGAGCGTTACGCAAAACCAAGGAGGAGAATGAATTAAACCAAGGAAAGAAACTTACCAGACGGGTAGTTAAACCATCCAAGATTTTTAAAAACGTGTCAATTCTAAGCGATCGCGATCTCCCCAAAGAAAAGGTGGAGAAAACATCAGGCATCAAGGCTTTTAGAAAGGTACTTGGAACTAGGTTTCTACTGGTAAACCGTCAATTTGTCCCCTATGGCGTTTCTCAAGAGACTATAGGTAAATTAGTTAATCGGACACCTCAAACGGTACGTAAGCACCTTAATGCTATTAATGACTTACCACCTATTGAATGTGTACAAATTTGCTACCCTAGCAACGATGCGATAAAGACCCCCGAATTTTGGCTTGACCATAATTTAGGTGAGAAGCATTATTTGCGCTTTAAAGGCGATCGTGAATTGTACCAGCTCCACACTAATATCTATAACCTTGAGGTTGATGCCACTCATCTACTTGGGTGCGTTGGTTTGAGAAGACGTATTAGCAAGGCTACCCGAAAATCTCAGCATAGCTCCCCTGTGAGTACGCAAGCTTAAGTAGAGATTACTTTTTATCCCTCTAAATTAGATCGCTGTCATAGGCGATCGCTTTGCTGTGTGCGGGGTTGAGTGTGATGTGCAAAGTATTTATTATTTGGTGGTTGACAAAATTATTTATTAGTGGTAATTTTTAATTTATAGCAAATAACACAAAGGAAAAAGCGATGCAAGTTTTAGATTTAGGCAATAACGAATCATTAACCACTGGAATTTTTGAAGATAGTGACGGAACATTTGAAGCATTGACACTTACTCAATCCAAGTCATTCAAAACCCGCAAAGGTGCTGAAAAATGGCTAGCTGCTAAAGGTTACGACGCAAACGGAAAAAAACAAATCAATGGCTAGACCTAAAGGCACAACCAAGCCCGATTCACTTGTATTTATTAAAGTGGTTTTGGGCGTAAACAAAGAAACAGAGGAGTGGTATAAATCACTCCCTGAAGGAACAAAAGCCAAAACTATGCGCGATGCGATCTCTTTATATCGTAATCAAAACAAAACTAAAGAACTATGACGCAAGGAATCTACGCAATTACAAACAAAGTAAAAAAAATGGTTAGACTGCAATTTCAACTTATTGTTTTAAGGCTTTCGTTTTTCCTTGTTTACTCTGGATTGATTGATCGCCGATCTATTGCAAATAAAATTTTATGGGAGCTTCAAAAGCTTTTTGATTGATGGCTAGACATAAGGGAACAACCAAGCCTGATTCACCACTTGTATTTATTAAAGTGGTTTTGGGTGTAAACAAAGAAACAGGAGATAGATGATGAGTAACATTTTTGATGTTTTTGACTTTGGCAGAATCCGATGGATGCGAAACATTTGGGTTTTTAAAGATGGCAATAAAAAGCCCGTCCTTACCCTTGGATCTGGTGAGCCTATCATCAGTAAAGACGGATTGAAAGTATTGATTAAGGGCGCTTCTACCGTATGTCGCATCAAAGATTTTTCTGGCATATATCCCGAAAGCTCAAAACCCAACACGTTTAATGTCCCTAAAAAAGTATGCCAAGCTTGCGAACATTTTGATAATGGGTATTGCAAGCCCAAAATCGAATTAAACCGCACTGAGTTTAATGAAAATCTGGCTAAAGTTTCAGAGAAGTTCGCAAAAAATATGAAAGAGACTTTTAGATAGAATCATGAACGACACTAACGACTATTACCTATATCAAGGCAAAATATACCACTGCTCTGATGTGACAGCAGAAGCTGAACTCTATGGCGCTGATAGCTCCTATGGCTATGGTAAAACACTCTTATTCCTAGATGAGATTGGCGAATATGTTGATGCCAATGATTGCGTACAAGTTGCGCCTAATTTCTGGCAACATTTTGAGTTTTGGGTTTGCTCGGTAGTTGCAAGTTTGAATGCAAAAATCCAAGATTTGCGCCGCCCAAAATATTAAGTTTTTCACCATGAACCCAACATACGAGATCGAGAAGGAAGAAGCACAGCCAATGCTGCAAGCAATCAGAAATAAGCTGATTGAATCGGGTTACAAGTGCCGTAAATTTACTAAGAGTAATGACGGATTTATTGCTAGAAATGGCGAAAACTTTGCGCGTGTTTGGTTTGATGTTCGGTGCTCTGGTAAAGTTTGGATTACATGGCGCTTTTGGTGCGATCCAAGCGATCCACTACATCAGTTAGGAATTGATTACATGATTGAGTCTGAAATTGTTAATTTTGAGGTTGCGTCATGCTAATCCAATACATCATAGACGAACCGCCCAAAAACACAAGTAACGGGCGTGGTAACTGGATACTACACCTCAAAGAAAAGCAATCACTGAAGCAAGGCGGCGCGATTGAGTCTGCTTTTGATTGGGATACCAAATCACAATTACGCATACACTTTCATCGCTTTGCTGCTGCTAATAGACCGATGGATGATGACGGCTTGGCGATCGCTTTTAAACCTGTGAGAGATGGTTTGATTGACAGCCTATCTCAGTACTTTGGGCAAAAGTTTGACGATGGTAATCAAGATTTATTCCACTTTGTTTACTCGCAATGCAAAGCGCCTGATCCTGTTTTTGCGGATACCATTGTGATTACGATTAGCTTGATGCCGCAATCATCACCATATAGTAGCGTGGTGATTAAATGGGGCCATAATCCCATATTGCATGACAAAGCCTCTCTCATCGCCACACTTGGCGAATTACGCGCCGATAGGATTGCTGAGATAGTTGATGAGCTTAAGTGGTCAAAGATTGGAACTAAGAAAGTGGATAAGCTCAAATTAGAGTTAGCTAAAACTCAGAAAGCGATCGCGCATTGTGTAGCTGAAACTGTGTTTAATTAAAATCCAAGAGATAGGATTTGAACCTATAACCTTCGCTTACAAGCCATTTAGTCAGTATAAGAGCTACTTATATGACATCAGAACCTTCACGATGCTCTATCCACTTAGAGCTACTCTCGGTTAAAGCGATCGCGTTTAGGACAAGGAGGACGAGACTTTTAGGCGGCACGATTACAAGGCGACTATCCACACCCTAAACCTTTGGGCTTGCACCAACACTTGATCTGCTCTATGCGCGATCGCGTTTACAATATTAGCACAAAGCTTTATCGGTTGCCATCGTGAAAACACCGCTTGAAATCAGAACAGCCATACTCGCTGCTATTCCCGATCTAATTGGCATCAGGTATTTTGGCGACATTGTGCAACCCTCTATCTTGATGTTGCCAGATGAAGATTTAGAAGAAGGCGGCATCAATTTTCCTGCGATTATCAATGGTAATCCAGTCAAGTATCAAGGCATAGAGATAATTATTTATCGGAATATTGCGATGGATGAGTTTACCAAGATGCTCAATCGTCAAGTTGACGTTAGGAAAAAATCTTGGGTATTGCTAAAGGATCACATGAATACAGATAGGCTTACGCTAAATCAAATCAATGCATATAGAGACGTAGCAGGACTTGATCCGATTACTGAGACAAACCTAAGTGAGGGTTTATCACTAGCGGCGGCGAAAGTTGCCAAGCTTTTAGATCTATACAAGCAACTTCCACCTCCAAAGCAGATCGATCAAGCGCCGCTACTGGATAGCATTATTTTTGAGTTTGATTACGCAGGATATTTGTAACGGAATATTACGATCTAAAAAATAGTTTGCCTACCCTATTGACACCTTTCGTTTAGTACTGATAGTATTACTCTTATAGACAAAACAAAGGAGTAAACGACATGACTGTTATCCAATTCGATCTATTTGGCGAAGACGAAGAAACTACTGAACTTAATACTATCTTGATCGAAACCGCAGAACAATTAGAGGCTTTGTGGACTAGTGTTTGTGGTAAGTCTGAAGAGCAAATCGCTTATGACAATGCCAAGAAGGCTTGGGATGATTACTACCCTATCTGGACTAAAGCTCAAAACGACTACTACCAAAAAGACGCGATTTCTAAAGCTGAGTTTTTGGCAGCAAAAGCCATTTTTACGGAATTGGACAAAGCGTATAACGATGCTTACAACGCTTTTTAATATTACACATCAGGGGCTTAACCGCCCCTCATTCAACTAACATTCTAAAAAATAATTTGCTTACCCTATTGACATCTTTCGACTAGTACTGATACTATTTTATTCATACAGACAAAACAAAGGAGTAAACGACCATGAACGCAGTAGTAAATCATATCAACGCAAGACTTCAAGATTGGTATGCAGTAGTAAAAAGAGACTACGGGGTTGTTGGCAGTGGGTTCGCAAAGTACAACAACGAAACAAATGAAGTAGAAATTCATTATATTGAGGATTCCGTAAAGTGCCTGTTTAAACATTACTGGCATTCAGATTTTAAGATTGAAACCATTTTTGATATTTGGCAAACAGAAGCAAACCCTGAAGTAGACGCAATCTAACCGACACACCCGCGCAAACGAGGGAGTTGCGACCCTCTCTCAACTAACATTCACAAAGGTAACGACGATGCAAAAATTATTCATGATCCAAGCGTTCCTACAACGCTATGCCGAATTACATCCTGACAATATCGATGGCAAGATCGGCGAAGAGTACATCTTTGATTTATGGGAAGACGACATTTTATCTGTACGCATGGCTGATGAGGGTTACGAATACTCATGGTTACGGCAGTCTGAAGGTATTTGGCACGCATTGGAAACAGTAAGCGAGTTAAAAAGATTACTAAGCCATGAGTAAATTACCACCCCTACGCAGTTCTTTTTTAGAGCGTCAAGAGATCGGATCTGGAAATCTTGTTATTGCACAAGGTAAAAGCGTATTACGCAAAAGATGGGACTTTGATGTATATCTGCCAACAAAAGGTTTGAATCTACAGCGCCCCTTAGTTTGGACTCTTGACCAAAAGCGATCGCTAATTGAGAGTATTCTGATTCGCCGATCTATTCCGCCTATTAGCGTTGTTCAAACTCTTGGCGATACTTACCAAGTAATTGACGGAAAGCAGCGTTTAAGCGCTTTTATTGAGTATGTACAAGGCGGCTTTGATTTCTGTGGTTATTACTGTGATGATCTCCCGAAAGATTATGCAGGGCAAATTAACCGCCATTGGGTTACAGCTTATAGGCTTTGTGAATACGATACACCTGTTTCCGATGACGAAAAAGTTGAATGGTTTAACTGGATTAATTTCGCAGGTACACCGCAAGATATCGCACATATGGAGGCTTTAAAGAATGCCTAACCCAGACTGCCCCTACTGCCATAAACCAATGTGCTTTAACGGTACAAAATCATCAGGAGCGAAACAATATCGCTGTAGGCGTGGCTGTCTCACTCCTGAAGGAAAAACAGTCACCATGACTGACAGCGATCGCAAGCGTGGCGGTCAAACAATAGGCGATAAGCCCATGAGTCAGGCTGAGTATGATTTGCGTTATCGATTGGCACATCCTGAGAAGTATAAGGAAGTGCATAAGTACAAGCCAAAAACTAAAGGTGAGTAGTAATTGTAAACAAATATTACAAATATCTTGACATCTTTCGTCTAGTACTGATACTATTACTCGTATAGACAAAGGAGTAAACGACAATGCAAACACAAATTAACTGCTACTTTAATCACGCATGGGACAGCGAAACACACCCCGATCTAGCTGACAAGCCATCGGCGATCGCACTGGCTAAAAGCTTGTCACCAAATGTCAAGAACTTTGAGTACTCAGGCAGCCAAGCAGATGGCTTTGAGTTCTACTTCACCGAAATCGTGACTGTGACGGTAGACTTTGAGGATGGCGACTGCATCAGCTATTTTGATGAGGTGCAGAATGCACAGCCACTTATCGCAGGTGGCGAAATGACAACGGCTCGTAAAGCTAAATAGACAAAACAAAGGAAAGTAACACGATGGAAACTCAATCACTTGAACACATTGAATATTTTGAGTCTCGATACAAACGCCACTATGACAAATATATGCAAGCTATGACAGATTTTTCTGTTGGATGCCTGCAAGATGAACAGATTCTTAAAGCGATGGCTTTCTGTGAATGTCAAAGGCTTGGCAGGTATCTTAGAGAAGATGTTTTGACCAGCCCTAATTGTAATGACGAGCTTAAAAAAGCTAGAGCTTCCGTAGTTTCTAGGATTCACGATTTTGGGATCTCAGATAGATTGCCAGATATAAATGATCGAGTTAACAGGATCGTCACTAGAGACTGCCTTGATTTACTAAACGATTTACTCACTAACGAATAGCATCTTCAGAAACCAAAGCTAAAAAGCGCTTACAATACACCGTAAGCGCTTTTTGTTGCCATTATGCTTAAATTCACCCTGCCCAACACACCGATCGCCGCTAAGCTCCTATCCAAGCTGCAAAACATAGAGCCTGTGATAAAGACTGTCAGCGCGGATCATGTGGTTGCACTGCAAGATAATATTATTCGTGAGGGTGGCGATCCTAATACGGGTGCGGCGTGGAAAACACTCAGCGCTAAGTACATCGCACACAAGCGCTTAATTGGCGCGTTCCTTACGATTTTGCGGCGTACTGATGCGATGCGTAAAGGAATAACAGTAATATCAAGCGATGACAGAAGTTATCGGATCAGCGTCACTGGTGAGGCTAAACGGTACTTTGCATATGCCAATGAGGCGCGGCGGTTTTTAGGCATGAGTCCAGAGACGAAAGAACGCGCTAAAATTGAGTTAAGCAAGCATTTGAAGGGTAAGTAATGTATGAGACGAATGACACCTGATCAACTAGAGTTTTACAATCATTTGCGAGATACTCAGTCTAAATTTATTAGTCATCATCCCTCAACTTTCCCAGAATTAGCGCACTTAACAACACCTGCTGAACGGTATCGGAATTTGTGCGAAAGCTACGAGCCTCCAAGATTTAAGAAAGAGAGACATCATGCAACTCCCTAACCTCATCCCCCCATTTGCGCCCAAGAACCCCGATGGCAGTTACCAATATAACTGCACGTTTTGGGTACGCAATAGCATAGATACAGGCACGGTTAACGCGCTAGGTAATCCTGTGATTGATAGCGATACAAGAGCGGTGCAAGGCTGGGCTGTACGTGAAAGTAATCCGCAATTACTTGAGACGATCGGCGCTAGTGTGGAGGAAACACCGATCAAGATATGGATTCAAGATCCCAAATGTTTACCAGCTAATTTTGCGTCATTTAATAACGTGCGTTGTGAGTTAGATTTAGGCGGTAAGCGTGTTGGTTTACTTCGTCCTGTGCCGATGGCACATCCGTTTGTGCCTAGCAATTTTCAGTTTGTAATCGGAGCTTTTAAAGGAGTGGTTGCGTGAAAAGGAAACTAAGACGAATAAGGCATACTCGTCCTGAATGGGTTACGGCTTTAAATTTTGCAAGAGTCTATCCATCAGCGCAAATAAATGAAGTTCTAACTCAATCAATAAATGGAGTTAGATTCGTACAAATACATATTAAAAATTGGGTGAATACTTGGTACTGGGCTAAAGGAAACGCAGAAATCAGGACAATAGGAATTAAACCAAATAAAACAAACCCATGAAAAAATACATACTCCCCATCCTACTTTTCGCAATCCCATCCCCCGCGATTGCCATTGAACCTCTCAACTATCCCGCCAACTTCATCGAATGGCGCGGCGTAGTCTACAACCTCGATCACTTAGCTGGTAAAGGTGTGCAACAAATTATCACAGTGCAGCAAAAGCCTGTTGAGAGACCAGTGGAATCGCGTGAGGTGAGAGATAACAAGCAGCGGGTTAATTTTGAGAATGCTCGGAAATTGATTAGATTAGAATATTTACGAAATATGCGATAATCACAGTGTAAATCGCTTGACCGCGTGTTTACTCCTTTACTATGTCTTGAATGCGATCGCTGTCCTGAGTTAATTGGATGGCGATCATTTTTTATTATCTCCTTAAATAATCTCGATTACTGCCATAATTCGGGCGTGGCTCTTGCTGTGATTTATTTTTAGTTGCAAGATAACCTTCTCTGATAAAAAAATAGATTATCTCAGTGCGATATCCCTTGCCCTTCTCGCAATCTGGCATAAGTTTATTAAGCTCTGCGAGAAAAGCAGATGTGATGACGATTTTTATTTCTATTGATTTACCTTCTTCCATGCTTACTTACCAACGAGACGGGCGATCCAATCAACTATGACGATCTGCTCATGTGATGAAGGCTCTCGACTAATCTTTTTGTATTTCTGCCTTAGCTCCATGATTGCAAAACAAATGTCAGGTTGCTTGGCATCACTAGGCAAGTCCAAGAATGAGGCAATACCAGATATACAGCGATTTAGTCTCTCAATTTCGCGATCCTTGTCTCCTGTAAGTTGTTCAATCTTGGCGATCGCTTCATTCCTGTCATAGGAACAGCCCAAATATGACGCTACTGTAGCGCGAAAGCTAATGGCATGTTCTATATTTTCAAGTTTGTATTTATCTTGAAAAGGATCGTAAGTTGCAGAATCAAATCTGTTTTGATTGGCTTGCAAGCGCTTAATCTCAGCGATCGCCTCTTCATTGCTAATATCTTTACCAACTGAATCAATTAAAAGCTGTTTAACCTCAAGCGCAAATTGAGTAAACTCATGATCGCGCCCCCAGTGTTTGTGACGATCTATTAAATGCTCTACAAAGCTGATAGCGTCATCGTCAGGGAACTCATCAATAGACGGATATTTGTCTTTCCTGACTCCTTCATATAGCGCTTGTTTGATCTGACTGCGAAACTTGATTTCTTCCTGATCATAGGCGTGCTTTTGGGCTTGTAGATTTACTGAGTTCAGCAAATCATTAATAATGCGACTGCCATAAATCTCATACTCACTACGCTTTTTAAAAAGGGCTGCGTGAATGTCGCATAATCGGCGGAATCCAGTAAGAACAATTTTTTCTTCTTGCTTGGATCTGTAATGGTCAAGACATTCTGTATTAGCCCTATTTAAAATGTCAACAATCTCCGATAGACAGCGATTTAGTCTCTCAATTTCGCGATCCTTGGCAGATTTATGATCGCTATCATCACAGATTTCTGAGACTTCTTGCGGATCATAGCGTGGAGCCTTTTCAAACTCCTCTTGTTCTGCAAGCCTATCAAGGATGATTTTGTCACTTCTGTTTTGATTGGCTTGCAAGCGCTTAATCTCAGCGATCGCTTCATCATTGCTAATGTCTTTGCCAACTAGATCAATTAAAAGCTGTTTGACCTCAAGCGCAAATTGAGTAACCTCATGATCGCGTTCCCAGCGCTTGTATCGTCCCATGAGGTACTCAATAAAACCAATAGAATCAGGGTCGCTAACTTCAGGCGATACATGTAAAAGGCTTTTCACGCGGTCGCGAAATTCTGCTAGCTCTTTGATTTTAACTTTCAAGCTCTTAGGGTTGTCAAACATACACGAAATTTCAAACAAAATATCATTGTTTTCTGCAACCCTTTTAACCTTGTTGATGATAGCTCTATCGCTCAAAAAATCGCCGTCAAAAATATCGCTAATGCTACGGCGAAACTCTTTCAAATCTTCAATATTTTCGCTCATAAAATCTCAGTCCGTAGTTAGTCCGCGATCAGTCCGTACTCAATATTATAGCTATTTTTTGATGCAATCCTAGAGGGTAAAGTATCTAGGATTAAAATCATGGGTGAGAAGCTCACGACATTTGAGACGGGTAATGGCGCTAAAGTCGAGATCGTGCCTTTAGGTAAAGGCGACACCGATTACCCCAAGCGCATTGCGATCACCGTTACCACGGCTGCTATTAAGAACGCGACTACTGTTGCTGTTTCCTATAGCGTTGCAACGGCTGGGCAAACCATTAAGATCCCCGCTGGAACTTGTCTGCCATTTACCGATCCAGTAACTGGAAACGTAGTTAGCGCAACGGTTACAACTGCTGTCAGCACGGCGTTAAGCACTGGGTCGGGGCCATATACTGCCACTGGCTCAATTGCACTCGATGCGAACCATCTAGCGATCCCAAACAACAGCACTAGCTCTAACTTTATTCCTCTTGGGGCGCGTTCAACAGCTACAGGTACAGTAACCCTCGCTGATGAACAGTTACGAACCTTTGATAGCACTTTGTTCGATCAAGGTCAAATCGTTAGCGGCGCGGGTGAATTTAGCTGTGATGGTGCGTTTAGTTCTATCGATGCTGGGCTAACTACCGTAGCCAACTTGACGATCGGCGCAACTGCGATCGATGGCACTACCGTGATTTCAACTCCAGGGAATTATATGTGGGTAGTTATCACTACTCCGCCCCCTGCGGCTGGTTATACATCGGGATCGGTTCGTCGTGCTATCTGCTATTGCACAGACCAGACTATTGACGTACAGGCTGGAGCGATTAGCAAGCAAAACTTACCTTTCAAAGCTAATGGAAGTGTATTCACAGATCCCGCAGTCGTAACTTAATGCACGAATATCTAATCTCTCCTAAAGCATACGCAATAAGCTGCAAGCTAGACGGCAAGCAGCTTATTGCCGAAATGCTTTATCTAAGGGAAGAGTTTACGCAAGAAACAAAAGTAGATTTATACAGTGGCGATCGCGTTTTGGTTGCCACTGTATTAATCCCAAAGACTGACATTAATACACATCAAAATATCACTTTGCAAATATGCTAATTTTTGAGATTGAGCAAAAGCCTCCCTTTAAATCTAAAACCGTTTTTGGTGTTGAAATTCCTTTACTAGGGGAATTAACCGTAGATGAAGCGATTGCAGTCGATAAAGCGATCGCTATTGATTTAAGCTCGACTAGTGCCAATACTGAGTGGAAAATCGTACAGGTATCGGCATGGTTGGCAGTGCGATTATCTGTAAGCCGTGAAGAAATTACAGCACAGCTCAAAAAGTCAATACTTTTGATCGAGGCTTTGTGGCTAACTTTTGTATCTGAACGCGAGGGAATTACTGAAAACTATGAACTTGATGAACCCGTGACTGAGGGAAAGGACGGAAGTCCAACCGTACCGTTAAAGACATTGAGGAAGAGTGGAATCAAATCTACCTCAAACTCACAGGATCAAGATTCCGAGACAAATTTAGTGGAAATTTCGGGTCTACTCGAATCAGCGTAATTAGGCAATATCTTGCTTATATTAACGAGCAAGAGTTACAGCGATCGGCAGAACTAGAGGTGATTGCGGCGCGAAATACGTTAGCTACTGGTGATTTTAAAGACCGTGAGAAAGCCTTTAGATCGCTTACCCCTTCACTGCAAGCATTGCGTAGAATGCAAGCCAAAAAGCGGATGTCTGTAACCTTTGCCAAGAAGTTTGCTTTGCTGTTTAAGAAAGGCAAGATCCCGAATTGGGTTGTAGAAATTTGCGATTACGAGACGATTGAATTATTAGCGGGTGACTAGATATGGCTGATGAGAATTACGCAATTAGAGTAAGTTTTGATGGCATCGACAAGGCGATCAGTGACATCAAAACTTTGCAATCTGCGATCGGTAATATCAAAGCACCCGTCTTAAATTTGGGCGGCGCGGAATCAGCAAAAATTGCTGAAGCTTCGCTCAAAAAACTACAGCTAGAAGTTGATGCTTTAGAGAAGAAAAAGGCACAAAGCGGCGCAAACGACGCAACTAGATCGGCTGCTTTTATCTCGCAACTAGAAAAACAAAAAGCAGCTAGCGCTGTACGGGTATCAGATGGCGCTGACAAAGAGGCGGCGCGAGTTGCACAAGAATTACTACGATACAAACAGCAATTAGCAGCTATAGATGCAAAGCTGATTAATCCTGCTGATATTGCTAACGCTAAAGCTCTAGCGAGTGAAATCAATAAACTTAATCTCGACAAAATCAAGAAAGGTTTTGACGATGCGAGTCCTGTAACTTTTAATCAGTTCATTGGCGCTACTACTGAGAAAGCGCGAGATTTAGCTGAGCAACTACAAAATACATCGCAGACATTAGAACGGATTGGTACTACTTTCAATCAAGTTTCTAGTGCTGCTAATCAAGCTTTTTTGGCTTTTGATACTGCCAAAACTAAAGTAGCGACATTATCTACTCAATCTAACGCTTTTGCTAATACAGCTATCAAGCTATCAAAGGATTTAAACAATCAAGTAACCAGCACCGAAATATTAACAGCACAATACGAAATTCTATCTAGTGGATTTATTAATGCTGCTGATGCTTCAGAGATTGCCAGAGTATCGGTATTAGGTGCTAAGGCTGGTTTTACTGACACAGCTACGGTAGCTGATGCAACTACCTCAATTTTGAATGCCTATGGTTTAGCTGCTAGCGATGCTGCTAAGGTAGTAGACCAATTAGCAGTAGTCCAAGATAAAGGTAAAACTACAATTGGATTATTTGCTGGTCAGCTTGGTAAAGTTGCGCCAATTGCTGCAAGTGCGGGCGTAACACTAAACGAGTTAAACGCTGCCATAGCAAGCGTTACGATTAAAGGCGTTAAAACCGAGACTGCGGTTAGTGGTATTAGACAGGCGATCGTCAACTTGGTTAAGCCCACGCAATCCGCAAAAGAAGCATTGAAGGCTATTGGGATCACTAACGCTGCTACAACGCTTAAAACTGAAGGATTAACAGGTGTACTCAATCGATTAAAAGTGGCTGGCTTAACCACCAGTAGTCAGCTATCTAAAATCTTTACAGATATTGATGGTTTAACTGCTGTTGTCCCTTTACTTAACGACGACCTTAAGAACTTTAATGAGAATCTAGTAGCTGTTGGCAATGCTTCGGGCAAAGCGCAAATTGGTTTTGATGTTGTTGCTAAATCTGCTGAAGGGAAAATAACAACAGCAATCAACAAAATCAATGAAGCTTTAGTAAATTTAGGACGTGGTACACAAACAGCTTTTGCGCCATTAATAGCGGTTGTAGGCGCGGCTGTTGATGTATTCAACCAATTACCCGCACCAATTCAAGTAGGTTTAGGCGCGATTATTGGACTAGTTGGCGGTATTGTTACATTAGGTGCGGCTCTTACAGCGATCGGCGCGGCGGCTCCAGCTTTTGTTGAGGGGTTAAAGTTATTTGGTGGGGCGGCTGGTATTGCAGCTTTTGGTACTAAAGCCCTCACCTTTGCGACTACCCTAGCTAGTAATGCCTTTACACTGCTAACCACTAAAGCGGGATTAGCGGCGATCGCTCAAGGGGCACTTGCTGTAGGTACGGGAGTGCTAACAGGTGCGCTCACGGCTGCTAGTGTAGCGGCGTATGCACTGACAACGCCATTGGGGTTAATTGCTATTGCTGCGATTCCACTAATTGCAGTAGGTAAGCAATTATCATCAGCTTTTAATGTTTCGGAATCGACAAAAAGCTTGCAGGATTACAAGCAAAAATTAGCAGAATTACAAGCGCTACGCGGTAAGCTAGCGCCACCTGAGCAAACTACTGACGACGGATTAGGAAGACAAGGCGCAACATTTGATATTTTTGGGGCGCAAAGGGGGCGACAAAAAGAAGTAATTGAATTTGCTGAAAATCAAAAGGAATATACCAAAGACCTTGACGAATCACTCAACGTATTGAATAAATACGGTGTAGCCATTGACGCTACAGGGGCTAAAAATAGATTGGGTGCCGAAGGAGTAGCGAAATTTAATAAAGAAACCAAGGAGCAGGTTGAAAATATTGATTTAGCTATTAATTCCTTGAAAGCGCAAGCTCAAGGCGCTTCTGATAACCCTGCTTTACAAAAACTTCTAAACAATGAGATTGCAATATTCTCCAAACGCAAAAAACTTTTAGAAGATCGAATTGCTGCGGTAAATAGTACAGCAGCAAAGGAAGCTGAAGTAACCGATGAACAACGCAAGCAAGCTGAAAGAATCAGGGAAGCCCAAAACCAAGACGCTGAAAAAAATATCAAGAGATCCTTTGAAGACACCAAAGCCAAGCGAGATCGTGAGAATGCCAATGCAATCAAAGCAATTGAAGAAAAAAATGCACTCGCAAAAGGTGAGCTAGATCGCAAGCAAGCGCTAGAAACAGAGGTACTAAAGGAAAAGCAAACCCTAGCTTTACAAGATAAGCAACGCGCATTTGACGACGCTCAGAATGCCAAAAAACTACAACTTGAGGATGCTCTTGATGCCAAGAAACGTGCAAACGAGGAGAAACTAAACAAACTCAAGCAGGATTTTGATGACAAGCAAAATGCACTTAAGGAACAGAGAGCAGAAAAGCAACGTAAAGACGATGAAGCTTTTGCAGCGCAACGCGCTCAGCGTGATAAACAAGCATCTGAGGCTTTGTCAAAAGCTAAGCAATTAATCAGTAATGAAGGCGCGATCGCTACTGCCAAGCCCGAAGATCGGGCTAGGATTGCAGCGCAAATCGAAGAAGAGAATCGCATTAGAGCACAAGCAGCTACCCAAGGACAGGGCGGAGTACAAAGCCAAGAACAGTTAGTTGCTCAAGCCAAGCAAATAGCTCAAGTATCCGCGATCGCTACGGGTGAAGAGCAGAAAAAAGTACAACTTGCATTGGACGAATTAGAGAAAGCCAACAAAGCCAAGCAGCTTGAAATCGATAAAGCTGAAGATGTAAAGCGCACAGAGGTCAAGAGAGCTAGTGACAAGGCTTTTGAAGCTGAATTAAACGCTGCTAAGTTGGCTTTTGATGCTGAGCAAAACGCTGCTAAGTTGAACTTTGAGAACACTGTACTCAAACCTGAAAAACAAAGAATCGAAGCTGAATTACAGGCTAGTAAATTAGCTTTCGAGAGAGGTGAACTTGCAACAATTAAAAAGCAGCAAGCCGATGAAGAACGTGCTTTAAAACTACAGCAAACTAACGAGGACTTAGCACTCAGGAAAGCTGCTGATGCTGAGCTAGAGACGATTAAGTTAGCTCAAAAAGAGAAAGAGCTAGCGCTTGATCGGGCGTTTGAGGATCAGAAAATCGAACGTGAGAGAGTATTTAAAGAGCAACAAAGGGCGCTAGATAAAGCGTCTGCGATTGAGATACAGCAAATTTTAGGTAAGTCTGCACAGCAAATTATCAGCGCTCTATCAGTCGCCAAAGGGGCTTCACCACTTAGCGGCGCTGTAGGGGTAGGAAAAGTTCCTGCTTTTGCTAGTGGTGTTACAAACTTCCGCGGCGGTATTGCATTGGTAGGAGAACGAGGTGCTGAGCTTGTGACATTGCCTAGAGGCTCTAATGTCCTACCTGCAAATCAGACTAAGAACGTATTGAACAATTCGGGCGGTAACAAAACCTATAACGTAAATGTGACGACTGGTAGCGGTAATGCTACTGAGATCGCTTTGCAAATTCAAAGGGAGATGGCACGATCGGCGGCGTTGAGTATGTAATCTAAACACCAAACAGAGTAGAAAGATCTATAACTTTTCCTAATCTATTCAAACAACCTTTGCGACCTCGACTGATAGCGATCTGGCAACATCTTGTATAATGCAAATCCTTATTAGATACAGATATATGCCGATTGCGGTCGGCTGATAAGGAGATATTACCGTTAGTTTCTTGAGCGCCGCAAATATCGCAAACTTGCATAATATTCTTACTTGATACGTTGGTTAATTATTGCAAGTATCTCGCAGGTTTTTGTATAGGAGATTACGCAACAAAAAAGCCGACCAACAAGCGATCGGCTTTTTGTTGCAAGGGGCTGACTCAACGCTAAAGATAGTGTTTAACCTTGCTTCATGATTTTAGCTTATGCGGCTGTTATTCATTCCCTACCCAAACAACAATTTCAGATGGTTGAATTTTGTAGGTATCGCAGATTTTAGCGATTGAGCCTGTAGATGGTATATGCCAAGGGTTACGCGCTAACTCATAGCCAGTTGTACCGCTTATCCCCGTTTCTTTGACGAACTGATAAGCGGTTATTTTTCTTTCTTCCAGAAATTCTTTAACTATATTTCTTAAAGCCATATCACAATTAAAAGCTTGTATTAAAAGCTTGTCAATAGTATCAATACTATGATACTATCAGTATATGACTAGCAATGAAGCCACTACTAAAAAGATAACTGAATTTAAGTTGTCTCCCACGATTGAGCAAAGCACACAAATTGATTTGTGGCTTACTCAACTTAAATGGGTATGGAATGTTGGTTTAAGTCTGCTTGAGGAAGATCAGCAACGTTATTGGAGGGCAAAACAAGAATGGGCAGAGTATAGTCCTGAAGTATGGCAATGGCGAAAATCATGCAAAATCGACGGGATTGAGTATGTAAATCCTGATAATCAATACGGGCTTTGCTGTGCTTACTATCCTGATAAATGCGACATCCGCAAACATCGGGATATTGAAGAGCCATTTAAGCACGTTAAAAATTATCGCTTTATCGCTAATATGCGGTGTCCTGATTTTCTACACTCTATTGATGGCGAATCACGGCGATCTGTTGTGGATAACCTAATTGATGCATGGACTCAGTACCGCAAGGGAAAAAAAGGCAGACCACGTTACAAAAAGAAAGCTGATAAATTAGAAAGCTTTTCTAATGGCAACGGTCGGATATACGTTAATATTTTGCCCTTGGGTAATGACAATGCATTAATTGATTATCCAAGACTAGGACAAATCAAATGCAAGGGATTCTACCGTCGCTATGCTGGCAATCATACGATTGTACGCATCGTCCAAAAAGCTGATGGTTATTATGTGCAATTCACTAGCACGGTAGATGTAAAGCCCGTTAAACCAGCAAAAAAGCAAGAAGTAGGTTTAGATTTTGGTGTAGTCGCTCCTATTGCAGATAGTGATGGGAGACTACACAAATCTAAGCGTTACGCAAAGATGCAAGCTAAGAAATTAGCTCGTATTCAGCGCTCTATCTCTCGCTCAAAAGATGGCTCTAACAGGCTAAAAGCTAAACGCTCTAAACTAGCTAAAGCGCATCTTAAAATCGCTAGGCAAAGGGATCGCTTTATCCATAAGCTCACTTCAAAATATGTAAGTGAATATCAAAGCATCGCCATTGAAGATACCAAAGTTAAAAATATGGTACGCGCACCAAAGGCGAAAGCTGGTGAAAATGGCGCTTTTCTACCCAACGGATCGGCTGCTAAAGCTGGTTTAAATAAATCGCTTCATGATGTGGCGATCGGTAAAACAAAGACGATGCTAGAGACTAAATCTAAAGCATCAGAAAGAATATTTGTGAAAGTACCCGCACCGCACACTTCTCAAGGTTGCTCTCAGTGTGGCTACTATTCCGAAAAGTTTCGACCATCTCAAGCTGTTTTTAAATGCTTGAATTGTGGTCATGGTGACAACGCAGATAACAACGCCTCAACCGTTATCCGTAATGTTGCTTTTAAAGGCTTGGTACTGATACCATACCCCGCTTCATCGGGGGAATTTAAGGGCGTGGATCATGCAACGCATGGGAAGAAGCGCCAACCGAGTAAGACTCGCAAGAGTAAGAAAGGATCGGGAGGAGAAACAACTCCCGCAATCAACCGCGAAAGCGGGGCTGTAAATAGTACTGATAAAAGATTGGAAGCTGATAAGCTTAAGCCCTTACCAGACAATGATTTACAGCTAGATCGCAACCTAACCACTCGCGCAAACTCTGAAAACCAATCACCACAAGACTTTGAGCTATGGCAAGATTTAAAATCACTATCTAAAGCCGACTCTAAATTGCAATCTCGTAAGCGATCCGCGCAAATCGATCCTAATATTGGCTCTCAGCTTGGTTTTTGGGATCTGTTAGGTGAAACTTCTGGTTAAGCGATCGGCTGATTGGAAGGAAGGTAGCTGACATATAAAATTGTCATTTTGTCCAGTGAAACTTTTGGTTAAGCGATCGGCTGATTGGAAGTACCGATACAGGCTGTAAAGCGGCGCTCTAGTTCATGGTGAAACTAGTGGTTAGACGATCAATTGATTGGAAGGCAAGGTTATTTGCAATTTTTGGAAACTCAGAATGGTGAAACTTTTGGTTAAGCGATCGGCTGATTGGAAGAGAGGCGATAGTGGTGAAACTTCTGGTTAAGTGATCGGCTGATTGGAAGCATATGCTCTTCTCAACTCAGGCAACAAAGAGAATTTGATTTTGATAGACATTGGTTTACCCGTTAATTTTGCAAGCTTTAGCAGCACAGAAATACATAGAATCAGAATATTTTGCAGCTTCTGAATGCTCAGCAATATATGCAGATTCGTGATAATCACCATAGCCAAGAACAAGAGTTATTTCAAATTCTTTAGCGACTGTAATTTCTGCCCAGTCGCAAAACTCAGAAAGGTGTCTAATATATTGGCTTGTAGTTTCGATATCAAATTGAGCATGAGATTTGTCTTCATGGCTAAAGCTCAAATAGGTAAGCTCATCAACAGCACTAAGGAATGCGTCAACTACAGCGTCTTTGGCTAACTTCAAGACTTGGTAATCATCCTTAGTTAGCTCTAATTGGCAGACAGGGATAGGGAATCTATAGAGCTTGTCACCAATAATACAAACATCAACTTCAAGCCCAGAAATATTATTTTCAATTTGATACTTTTGAACTTGATCGCGAAACTCATGATAACAACCAACCTCAAATAATCTTTGCGCCCCCAAAATAGAGCCTAGTGGTGTTTGCTTTGCAATTTCATCGGCATTATCAGGCATAGGGAATGTGCCCTGACCTTTGACGCAAGCCATTCTCTCTATTTCTAGAATTTTAGTTAGCTCTTCAGTTGTGTAAACTTTGTCAAACATAACTAAGCCCTCTTCATCGCTACGATTTTGTCAGAATCAAAGTTAAATCGATACTGCTTATCCCTTGGGATAACTTGATGTTTACGCAATAGGTCAAGAATGCGATCCAATCCCTTCCAAGAGAATACAGGGCTAAATCTCATGCGTCCATCAAAACATTGACCATCACGAATCGTAGCAAGCCCTTCATTTTGCCAACTGGCATAAGGTAAATTAGTGCCATCGCTATTAAATAGTACTTTCTCCTTACGCAAAATGTCGTAAAGCTTGCGAACAGAAAACTTGGAAATATTCAACTGCTTAACAATCTCTTCCCCAGTCATCCATCCATCGGTAGCCAAAATCAAATCATAGCGATCGACTTTTGGTTCTAAAGTCTGTACTTCGATTTCTAGGGATTGATTGGCGGCGATCAATTTCTGGTTAGCTTCAGCAAGTACCTTTTTATCTTTCTCAGATTGTAGATGTGCCTCTAGAGCCTCAATATAGTTTTGAGGTAGTGCGGGTTGAGATGGGGCTAACTCATACTTGCCAGTTTTGCGGATGATTGGCAAGATTTGCTCACATACCCAATCCTGAAAAGGTTCAGCTTGAGGTTTGCGAGATTTCATGGTTAAGCGGTACAAACCAGACTCTGAAACCGCTAAAAGCCTTGTGGTGTCTGGATCATCACTTGAAGTTATACCCATCTCATGCAAATTTAAAACTTGCTTTTCGCGATCTTTTAATGGGTTACAAGCCTTGCTGACATTCCTTATATCTAAAATGTCACATACGTCCTGAGCGACAAACCAAGGCTCGTTATTAATGGAAACAATACGAACCTGTTGAGAATTAAATGCAAATTGAGTTAAACTTGTCATATTGACCTGCGATTAATGGATAAGGTTGATCACGCGATCGGGACTAGCATCCGCGATCGCATTAATATTTTACTACTTTTTTAGCTCTTGATTCCGCTTGCTTCAGTCGCATGTATAGCTTGCCATCATCCGTTTTAAGCCAACAGGCGCGGCAAATAGTGAGAGGTGAGTCTGATCTGAGTTGGCGATCGCATTGCGTACAGTAGTAGCGGAGTTTGTCTGCTGTACGCTTGAGATAGCAATCGCGATAGATTTCGGTGCGTGATTTAGGCATATTACCAAGCTCTAACTTTATCCCAGTCAACAGAATAGTTTCTAAAAAACGCAAAACCAGTTTCATCTAGTAAATCAATATCAACCAAGATTTGACGTTGCATAGCAGCAATTTTATTGCCAAGATTGTTGTTTTTAGTGACTTCACTCAAATACTGAGCATTTGACCTGTAGCCTTTCCACGATTGACCAGCTAGTTTTCTAACTTTTTTATATCGAGTTGAGATCAAAGAATCAATAATAGTTTTTAGCTCCTCAAACATTGGATGGCTTGCAATAAGCTTGTCAAGAGTTGGTTGTTTTTCATCTAAAGAATGTGTCATTGTTTTTGCCTTGCTTGTTTAACTCAACGATCTATTATTGATCGATATCCTGTATTTGTCAACTACTATTTGCAACTAATTTAAATTAGCTTTCTTCTTAGCTCTATACCTACGATTACGCTCAACTTGCGTCAAAGGCGCATCACCTAATAGGGGGCGGTGTGCGGGGCGATCGCCATCGGTACAGGTAAAGCCACATTTGCAGCGATATTGCACTGCCCCTGACTTGGCTTGTTTACCATTGCGACGCATAGGGCGATCGCAATGGTATGGGTTTGCGGGGTTAGGTTTGGGCATATTGAGTCGTGTATTCAGTTAAAAGATTAATGGCAGTTTTAATAGCATCAAGGGGACGGTTTTGAATATTCTCTTCAACGTAATATTCGTAGTCTTCTTTGAGTGTTTTTAAAACTTGTTTAGGGCTGACAGGAAGGGTTAATCCCCATTCATAGCTTCGGGTTACAAAGTTGTAACGTCGGCTGATATGCATTTTATAAACAGTTACTTCTACAAAAGGAGTAATGTTTTTGATGTCTTCAGTTTGAATCTTAGGTAGATTTCTTTGAGTAGAAATTTTTCTACCTAAGATTTTTGTAGCGCAGTCACTACCGTAAGTAGCAATTTCGCCTTCATTATCTTGAATAACTGCATAACGCTTTAAATCCGTACGACCGCAGCAAGCGCAACCTAAATTCTCATCTGTGATTCCTAGTAGTGTAGTCATTGCTTTGTTTCCTTGCGTGTTGCGTTTTCCTGATGTGTTTAAATATAGTTGATTACGTTAGTAATGTCAACCATGTTTTAAAAATAATTTTACCCACAAAAAAAGACGACCTCGCGATCGCCTTCAAACTCTCAAAAAATCATTACAAATCCACAAATCTTAGCTTTTCGGTTCTCCTTAGCTCCTTAGGATCTAGATCAGCCAAATTTTTAACGCAATCAAAATATAGCATAGAGAGGAGCTACTTATATTTATTAGAGAGCCATCCGCTAATATTTGGCTCTCCTTTGTGCTTGCCTATCTGAGTGATAAATCCTTCAGATAGGGCGATCGCTCTCATCTTCTCAATTATTGCCATTGGCAAACGTAAATTTAATTGAGCATAGTGATCACTACTTCGTGGTCTGCCTACAGGGCGGCGTTCCTGTAGGCTCAAGCTAAAAAATCATTCACATCCAAATACTCACAGCCCAGATTTTGCGCAAAGATGCGATCGCTGTCTCTACCCTCAGCATAGGCGGGGTTGCCAGAAAGATCTCCTATGTAATGGGTGATCTGGCCAAGCCCATAATGATTTAGATACACGTTGGCGGAGTCTCCCAAGCCTATATTAGGCTTTCTGAAGTATGGGGCAATCGCTAACTGCTCTGTCCATTCGTCTGCCCAAAAAAACTTAAACCAGCAACTTTCCCCTTCATCAGGGCAAAAGAAAGCCCCGATAAAATTAGGCTGCTGCGCCATGAGCCAATCAAATTGAGCTTGTACCACTTTGAGTGTGGTATAGCCGCGATCAATGCCAGCTTGATTACTGATAATGATCGAATGAGGCGGTACTTTGGCTAGCACCTCTTTGATAAGGGGCATCTCAGCGCCCTTGTAGTTTTTCGGGTGACTGGCAGCGAAATTGCCTAGCTCACCCACCAATACTCCGTCTCTGTCAAATGCGTACATATTTTTTTACCTTAATCCTCTGAAACTTCCAAATCCAAACCAAGATCTTTGATCCTGGTTTTCAAAGCATGGCTGTCACACCACGCTCCGACAAGCTCATGCTCATCGTTAAAATTTTCTTCGCAATCTGCAAAAAATTCTGGTTGGTATGCGGATACTACGAAGTATCCGCAAGTGCTCCCATCCATGTCTTCTTCCCAATACCCGAACAATTTTTTTGTCATTTGTTTGTCCTTTGTTTTTTGTATATTTAACCTTGAATATAATATTAAACGCTTAAATATTATTTGTCAAGTACTATTTACAACTAATTTATCCAACAAAAAAGGCGATCGCGCGATCGCCTTATAACGTAGCACTATGGCTAGACTATTGGGTAATGATCTGTTAGACAACAGCTTCTTTGCTTAGTTCGGTTTCTACCCCAAGAAAAGAATTGGCATGAGATAGCGTCACTAAAGTAACCTTTGCATCTCTTTCCTTAAACGCATCTTGTGCATTTACAAAAGCTCTTTCTAGTGACGGGCCTTCGTAAAAATAGCTGTAAGTTCTTACTAAGCCCCCGTATTTCCTATTTGTCATGTATCGACAGACAACAATATAGTATACATCTTCCCAAGCTTTAGATGCTTGGTTAATCGCTTCAATAACTTCAATCTTAGTCATGGTCTTGCTCCTTTTGTATGTTTAACCTTGAATATAATATTAAACGCTTAAATATTATTTGTCAAGTACTATTTACAACTAATTTATCCAACAAAAAAGGCGATCGCGCGATCGCCTTATAACGTAGCACTATGGCTAGACTATTGGGTAATGGGTTAGCACTCGTGAACCGCTGCTGTCATAGTCATGAACTTGACAACAGTAGTGTCATTGACCTCTCTGTTGTTAGAGAAGTAGTTGTGATACCAAGGGACAAACGAGCGGAAGTCTACATCGCTCTTGATGAAGTTAAACACTGGAATAAACAAAGCTTTCATTGCTTCGTAGTCATCCTCCCAAGCTTTAGATGCTTGGTTAATCGCTTCAACAACTTCAATCTTAGTCATAATTTTAATCTCCAAATAGAACTACATACTTTTTATATGTTTAACCTTGAATGAACTCTTTTTTATTGATAATTTTCAATCAACCAAATGATCGCCGCGTTGATATTTGGCTGACCTTTATAAGAACCTTGCGAGGTTACAAGAGTCTGTTTTATAGCGATTGCCTCAAGAATATCAATGTGCTTTTGAGTAAGCAAAAATTGTTTCCTGATGCGATCGCTACTTCGCGGTCTGCCTACAGGTCGGTTTACCATTGCCTAGCCTAAAAGCTAACTGCTTCTAGTTGCACCTTAGCCCAATCTTTTAGACTAAGGGGGTACACTTCATTCATGTACCAGTTTTCGTCATTTTCCGCTTTGTCGCGGAGGTTGACATTGTGCTTTGCTTCGTACAAAGCCTCATAGTCAACCCATTCAGATTGAACAGGTGCGGGGGCGGGTGCAGCGATCTCAGGGAAGTACTTTTCCATCAGTTGATGGAAATCCTGATTGTGGTATATCCACGACTCCAAGAATCTTTCGACATTGGAAGTCCATCCGTATTTCAAAAATACGGGAAGAAAAGCCTGAAAGTAGGGGAATTCGATCCACTTTCTTACATAGTCACTGTCTGCCACCTGATCAGGGATCGTGGTGTTTTTCTGCCACGAAAACAAAGCTACTAGCGCCCATGCTGTTTTCTCGTCAACATCGTGATGTTTCACGATGTCACGGACAGCCGCCGCGTTTCTTGTGTAGCCAGCACCGCCATCACTAGTGCTTTCACTGTTACCTGCGTGAATCCATCCCATTTCTTTCTCTCAGCCCCTCTTTAACTGAGTACCGCTATCAGGTTGCGGCGTTTGCGGGTGTGTTGTGTCCTGATGTAAATCAATATACTACACACTAATATTATTTGTCAAGTACTATTTTTGTGATGTGCGATAATTAATCAAAATCCCCTAACTCACTCATGGCTGTTGGCGACTTAACACTCGTATATTTTGGGCGTAGCTATACTTTTACTTTTAGTGGTAGCGCCATAACACCATTCACGCAAGTATTTGCGGTTGACGATATCGTGCGCTTTACTACCACAGGCACATTGCCAACGGGTCTAGCACTTAATACTAGCTATTATGTCGTGAGTGTAGGCTCGACTATTACCGTGTCAGCTACGCAAGGGGGATCGGCTATAAGTCTTAGCGGTGGAAGTGGTACGCACTCGATCCGCGTTTATCTGAGTGTTGTATTCAGGAATTTTAGTTCTGATTCTCCCCCGCCCCGCCAAAGTTCTCGGTTATCAGGAAATGGGACTTTTAGCGTAAACGGAAATTTCATCGATACGGGCATTAGTTTTGAAGATCCGCAACAATACAATATTCAAGCAAAAGTTAGTATCGCTGATTCACTAAAGTTAAGCGCAATGTGGTCTACAGCTAATAATATACGGCGTGCTCAGACTTTAACAGGTTCGCCATACTTAGAGTTGACTGACGAAATCACACTGTATTTTGAAGAGGGGAAAACATCGTCAACTAAAACCCGTTCATCTGTTGGCACGCCCTTCCAGCGAAACGGCGGGGTAAATTATTACCCTAAGTTACAGGTAAAAATGCCTATTGAGCCAACGTTTAGCCCAGATACGGGGGTTGGTAATGTGATGGCAGTGTTTGAGTTGCAAGAGACAGGGGTTAAGATATGATCGCACCTGTGAAAACTAAAAAACCAAAAGCAGCACCAAAAGGGCAGCTAACTTTATTTGATGGAGGGTTAGCTGTATGACGCTTAATCTCTCATCTCGCAGATGCGAATTAATTATAGGATCGCAAAATTGGACTAACTGGATTAGCTTTGATTCTGGAATAATTTTGGGTTATCCAGAATATGAGGTTGGGACTGGATTAATGCCAGTCACAGGCTCCATTAATCTTAAAATTTCTCGCTACGATTCAACCGTGCCAAGTTCACCTAATCCTAGACTTAACCCTAGTCAATGGAAACGGGGTCAACTAGTCACGATCCGAACTGCAAATACATCAGGAACGCTTACTTATCTGCCTTGTAGTGGGCAAGCTTTGCATTTGCTAAAAATGCCTCAAAAACCAAAAAGGAATATGGATGGCATATTAGAATTATCTTTGGAAATTGGCTGTCGATTAGCTTTAGAGAATTTTCCACCCGAACCAAATCAAGATATATCTGGTATTACGGCGGGTACACCATTAGCAAGAAATACCGTAATCACAAATATCCTTAACTATATCGACGTTGCTAATTCGATTGACTCTATCCCCTATCCGATCGCCTATCCACTGCCAAAGCAAACTGGTAATTTTATTGGATTTGCAGGGGCGATCGCTGATAGTGCAGGGTACTATTTGCGATGCAATAGCGCTGGTACGGTAATCGCAGAGCCTATCAGTGCCATCTATTCTGGCAGTGCTATCGCTTCTTATATAATTGGCTCTGACGAAAAATTATGGGACGCGATCGGTGATATCGCAGAACAACCAATTGAAAAATTAATAGTTACAGGTACGGTAAAAGAAATAATACCTGTAGACACCGCACCTAGCGAAGTAATTGACACACAGCCAGCAGGGGTACTTTTTAAAGGGACTACTTTTGGAGATCAAAATCCTACCGCGTTATTTACGGCTAAAAGGACAATAACCACATCAGAGATAAGTTCAACATTTTTTGAAAAAACCATAGAAACACGCGAACCAGCAGGGGTACTTTTTAAAGGGACGGCATTAGGCGATCAAAATCCTACTGTGCTATTTATATCTGACAAATCCATAAATACTTATACTCTTGTCAATGGGATTGTTACGGCTCAAACTGTAACATCTTTTCAACCAGCAGGGGTAATTATAAAAGGAACTACTTTTGGCGATCAAAATCCTTCAGTACTAATTACGGCTAAAAGAGAAGATTATGAATGGGTAAACACAGGATCGCAAAAATGGATTAAAACTTATACTCGACATGAACCAGCAGGAGTAATTTTTAAAGGGACGGCATTAGGCGATCAAAATCCTACTGTGCTATTTACAGCGGCAAACTTTAGCGACGATAAAGATACGTCTGGCCCACCTACAAATTTTGGTGATGCAAGCACAAACACTACAGAAGAAGTACAGCTAAAAGCAGAAATATTTGCACAGCAATTAGCCGCCGATCCGTACCGACCAAGGCAAAGAACAATAGATGTACCCTACACAGTTGATCAGTCTCAATTAGTTGATTATGGCTCTCGATTTAATCGCATATTATCAGGGCGTGCTTATGGTCAGCAATTTGGCGGCGCGATTACTGACACAGCTTTAAGTAGTGCTTTTAAGCCTTTTGCGGATGTAGCGGTGACAGACGCAGATTTAATTTATTACTTAAAATTAGATTGCATTAAATGGGGATTAAATGGGACAGAAGCATGGTTAGTTTTTAACGGTATCGAAGTTGGTACAGCCCCCGCTAGCACCCCTACGGTAATATCGCGCCCCGTTGCGATTACGTTAGGCAATTTTAATATGATCGGGCTTGCAGATTTACGTATAAATTTCAACCCGATCGCCCCTTCTACAATGATCGGCTTAGCAGATTTGTATATTAATTACAATCCAATTAAGCCAAATACAATGATCGGATTAGCTACTTTATAGGTGAAAAATCATGGGACTTTCCAGCTACTTTATCGACAAATTCCTTAATCATCATTTTAAGGGAACCAACGCGGGTACAGCCCCTACTACTTTATACGCAAGTATTCACAGCGCCGATCCCGCTCTTACAGGCGCAAATGAGGTAACAGGTACTTACTTTAGCGGTCGAGCTTCGTACACTTCCAGTAACTTTAGCACTCCTGCTACTGTAGGGAATAATCGAAGGATTGTTAGCACAGCATCTTTGAATTTTGGGACATCGATCGCGGCTGGCTCCAATCTGCCTTTCTTTGGTTTTTGGGACGCTTCTACCAGTGGTAATTTTTTAGGCGGGTTCCCATTCCGTAACGCATTAGGAGTAACAGAGCTTCTAAGTTTTGGTAGTGGCGATAGTGTTTCGAGAGCGTCTGGCAATATAGTCATTGATTTGGATATTCTATTCTGGAGTATTTACGCCAGAGACTTGCAACTAAATTGGTTAAAAGGATCAAGCGCAGGTACAGCGCCAACATCCAATCAATTAGCGCTTGCAACAGCGATTGCTACCAATGGCACTATTACTGAAATTACAGCTACAGTTGCTACAGGCGGGAGATTCTCAATCCCTAGCAGTGGATGGTCTGCAATTAGCACTGTAGGTAATACTCGCCAAATTCAGGTTGTAAATAATATAAATTATGGCAATGCGATCGCCGCTGCTACTGGCTTTAATTCTGTCGCTTTGTTTGATTCCACTAATCTAATTGTTTTTAGTTCAGTGTCAACCCAAAATATTACTGTTGGTCAAGAACTAATTATTCCATCTGGTAATTTTAAAGTGAGTTTAGGAAATGCCTAATTTTTTTACTTCTGTCATCGCAAGCGCCTCCCAAGCGCAAATCAATCGATTAAAATCTGTATCCGAAAAAGCGTCTTTACCACAACCAATACAGATTGGCTCGGTAACAGGGTTTGATTCTAGTACAGGTGAATTTATCGTAACGACTGCTGACGGCGGCATACAAGCCGCCAATCTTGGTAATTTTGGAGCGCCGCCGTCGCAAGTTTCTTTGTCTACTACTAAAAATAGTTACACAACTTTTGCAGACTTTAGAGCGCCACAATGACAGATTTTTTTGATGCAGTAGCTGGCAATGCTAGTCAATCACAAATCGACCGATTGCGTAATCAATACGCAAAAGAAAAGCGTGACGGGCTACTAAATCCATTTGCAACTTATCAGGGAATTGATCCTATTGATGGCACGGATCGAGTGGCAATAAATGGCGAAATAAATAGCGGATTTAAACTGATTTGCAACGCGCCTTTACCAATTGGTGAGCGAGTATATTTGCGAAAAAATAAGCAAGGCGGACTGCAAAGAGTTGACGCTAGGAATAGGTTGGTAGCAGTATCAGCTACTGAACCCGATATTATAATCCCTGCATTTTTCCTTGGGCTGTTTTATGAAGTCCTCATTACCTACACAGGGGGGAGTACACTAACAGGTTTTGATAGTATCCAAGGTGCTGGCTATAATTTGGAGGGTGATTATATCCCAGTGACCGAACGCGAAGAGGTAATATCCTCAGATAATATCGATTACGCATATACAGGGGAAGCTATTTTTAGAAATTCAATCCCCTATCTTAAATATGCGATCGCTTTTGAAAATACATCTATAGAAATAACGCTAGAAAGGGGTGTACAAATAAGTTTGGGCACTGAAAGTCCTTTGTTAACTGCTTCAACTTTTGCAATTGTAACTACCATTACTGGCTATATAAAAATAGAAGGGTTTCCCGAAGAATCTACCCCGCCTGTTAACTGGACTTTTGACGAAACTTTGACCGAAAGCCCTCAAATATTTACAGGTTCCTATGCTGTCGGGGCTATCCCGTTTGAAGTTTGGGTCAACATCGAAATAAACAGTATTACTTTTAGCTAAACTATGAGCATAGAAAACTTACTATCAACAGCATTCATGGATTCAGTGCTAGCTATCAACCGAAAGCTCACAATTGATGACGCGCAACGAAATGTAAGTGCAACTTATTTGGGAGCTAATAAAGTACAGCTTGCTAATGGCGATATCCGTACAGCCTACAACCAAGGTACAAAAGAAGTATTGATCGGGGAATCAGTGATTTGTACTTTTCCGATCCATTCAGCGATCGGCACTTATACTAGCAAGATTTCTTAAACAAAAAAGCGCTCTAAGTCAGAGCGCTTTTTTGTTTCTATTTTTTCTCCACTCCCTTACCTAACGCACCCATCCCGATAATGCTTAAGCCAAAAGCCCATGACGCATATTCGGGATAGATATTTTTCGAGATCGCTAGCTCGGATGCTCCAGCGACAACACCCAAAACAGTTAGCCATTGTGTAGAGTTCATTTGAAATTCCTTGAAAAAGTGCCATAATCATTCTAATACTTTCCCTATTGTTTCAATAATGAAATCTTATATCGCAGTGGCTACATCGCAGCCACAATCGCAGTCTACGCCAAATAGCGGATCTAGTAATGAAATACCTATAAATTTAGGGACAGGGGCTGTAGGGACTGGACTAGTTGTTTTGTCTGTAATTTTGACTAAGCTATCTGGCTTTGTGGATTGGAAAGAGATTGGGAAACAATGGTCAGGATCGCAGACTAGTAGGATACTGCAATCCGAAAACCGCAAAGGGCAAGAGCTAGAAGCAGAGATTGATATTAATCAAGGTCTGTCCGATACCGTATCCCAACTTGCTACAAGGGGAATGGATACCACTACAGCCATCACAAAAGACTTATTGCATTTAGTGTCTGATGCAATCCAAACTTCATCGGCAAACGCTCAATCCTTACAGTCATTGGCTAAGGCTAACGAGTCGGTAAATAAAGCGCATGAGGATTTGATTAATGCCACTAGGCACAATACTGAAGCTGTGCAAGCATTGGAACAAGCGATCGCTAGCATTCCCACAGAGACAGCTTCTATATTAGAAATTCATGCATCAGAATTGAGAATTGCCTTAAATAGTATTGATCGCAGGATTGAGGAAAGCAATCAGATTAAGCATGTGGGGTACGAGCGAATCGAAAAAATTATTCAGCTAGCAGAAACCCGCATCATTGAACAGTACACAGGTACGATTGCTCAGTTGCGGGTTGAGATAAAGGATTTAGAGAAAGTGATTAAGGGTCAACAGCTTGGCTAGGATCGAGCTTACAGATTGCATCGTAAATCACTCGCTTAATTAGGTGTATAGCGCCGCTAAGTCTATCAAGCATTGGTATTGATTCTAGGGCTTGCACCATACGCATGATTGATGTTAGCTCTGATAGGCGATCGCTGTCGGAACGGTCAAGATTATCTTCTAGGATGTCGATTTTATTGCAACGCTCTTCAATTACCGCTAAAAGCCGTTCATTCTCTTGAGCAAAAGCTTTGTTATTCTGATCGATAACTTCACGTAGTTGGTCAATCCTTTCAGCACTGCTATGGGCTATAGGCTGAACGCTTTTTGAAGCTTCTTGCAGCCTTTCGATTTCTTGATTTAGCCCTTGAATTATTTTGGCACTACCTCTAAGGGCCGCATCTCTTCCGTCGATCTGGTCTTTGAGATTGGAGATAGTGCGATCTTGTTCTTTGAGCTGTGATTCCACAAACGCCGTATGCCATCGGCAAACAAAAGCGAAGACGATTAGAGCGATTGGAATTAGAAGTAAATTAGTTGAGTTTTCCATTGTTTCCAAAAGTCCGTTTATCTTGTCTGTACGTGCCATCGGGTAACAAATAATACTTGTAGTTAACGTCATCAAATTTTGGCGAAATAACGACTTTGTGAGGGTTGCAAACTTGCATCAAAAGCTCAGTAAGTTCTTCTTTTAGTCTTGATGGGATGTTTTGATTTAATGTCATATTTTCCTTGCTTCTAATCCGTTTCTTCCAGCGTTACGAGTTTCCACATAGCCCTGCACCTCCAAATATTGCAGATAGCCTTGGACTTCAGCGATCGGTGTTTTGGCTACCTTAAACTCAGTGATTGATTGACTGATTAAATTATCACGCACCCAATCGCGCCCATCCAAATAATTAATAATTGCTTTTAATGTTGGCGCGGTAATTTGCGATTTAGGGGTATCCACAATCTCGCTAGATTTTACCGATACTGTAGGCTGCGATAAATCATCGCAATCATTGTTAATAATTGCTAGCAGCCCATTAGGAATAGGCAATTGATTAATCTGCATTAAGTTTTTAGGTGGATTACCTTTCTTCCTGAAAGTAGAATAATGCCCATGCGTAGGATGAATTGCTATAGATGGCGCGATACTGCCATCAAGCAAGCAAGGATAAGCCACATCAGTAAAAGATTTGCCTAATTGAGCATGACTTCTTGCTGATTGACCTAGCAAAATCAATGCATAGTTAGATCGGTATTTGGCATCAATACCGATCGCGTTTACATTTGAGCTTTGATTTAATCCGCAAAAGGTAAGTCCAAATTTGCGTCCCTCACTGCCTAATCTTTTTAAAGCTGATTCAACTACCTTTTTATCTTTGAATCGTTCTAGCGCCGCGTTTAGCTCATCACAAATTACAAATAAAGGATCTCCTAATGGTTCACCTTTGCCTTTGCGATCGCATCTTGCGTCTAGCTCAGAAAGTAGCCAAATTAAAGCAGCTTCAATCTTTTCGATTTTGCCAATACTAGTAATCCCTGCTAGTTTCCAACAATCATTCCAGTGTGGGTCAAGGGCAATTACAGCCATTGGCTCATCTTTGGACAAATGCCCAGCCAGCCAAGTAGCAAGAGAGCTTTTAGCACTGCCAGAATTGCCACAAATCAGGAATCCAACAGCCTCATCAGCAATATTATTCCAATCATAATAATTAGGCTTTTCAACAATCTCTAATTGGGCAATCGTTACCTCACGCTTAGGCGGCGCATAGGACACCGCTAAATGATTAGATAAGCCCTCATTGGCTCTATGAATTACGTTTGCATGATTCTCTGCTGCATATCGCGATCTGAATTTTGATAAGTAAAAACAATTTACAGTTGAAACTAGCTGACCTAAAAAAATAGATCCCTTAGCAAAATCGCTCGACTGAAAGGGGATTGCTAAGGCAAGCACTAAGGTTGTGAAACTACACGCACGACTCCCATAAGACGAGTAGCGCTTAGAGTCTAGAACTAGCGCTACCTGCGATACATGGAAATCTTTCGTTAAGTTCATTGCCCTGCTCTCAGTGCCTTTTCCAGTTTGCGGTTAGCAGCTTTTAAATTTTCATCAGTAACAGATCTAAGATTGACATCGCTTTTAAATCCTGATTTCTCAAGCAATTCACGATGCTTTTTCTCTAATTCTTTGCGAGATTCCGAAATCTCTACTGCTGCAACTTTTGGCTGTAGATAGGTAGAGTAAACCCAACTACCAGTAAGCCAAACACCAGACAAAACACAAGAACTCATGGCAACTAAAAAGGAAGTGCTGATCGCTCGTACATGGTTAAGGTTGTGCTGTCTGGTTGTAGACATCGCGGATCTCTCGCAATAATTGATTCTTTTTGAAAGCTGCTTTTGATTCTGTTATTTGATCTGGTAGCGAGTTCAGGATGTAGGCTACAGAACCGATACACCCTAAACTCGCAATAGTTAAAACAATGCTTATAACCCTAGCCATGACATCCAACTGCTAGAAGTTTCTAGATCGCTGTCATCTTCGCTGCCTGAATCATCTAAATCGGCACAGCTATTAACATGATCGGAGTAGGTCAAAGGCTCGACTAGTGCGGGGTCTTCTTCTCGGCAATAGATAAACTGATAATCTTCAGAATCCCATTCTTGCTGTGAAGTGCCAACAATAGCTTCAGCGATCGCAGAAAATATACTCATTTTGCCCTCTGTATTTGTGCGGATGTCCAGCCTGAAGAAAACCCAATCGCAAATCCAACTGATACGCCAGTAATCAAGCTAAAGATTATTGATAGAACAAGCAGAGCAATTATTTTGTCTTTGCTTTGTAATCTCTCGATTAGCTCAACGGACGAGAGAGTAGCTAAATCGCGTGAGGTCATCGCTTTAGCACTCCCAATTCCTTAAGCCTTGCCTCAACTTCATCTAACTCAGTTAGCAACTCATCGCTAATCTCTGAGCTTTGCTCCAAAGTAACAAGCTCGTCAAAACGGGCGGTAAGTGTTTCGATGTTTGATGGCTCGGATTCAACTGCTTCAGCTTCAACATGGGAGGGTAGAAAGAGCGATGGCAATAGCCCAAAGCTCAGAGCTTGTCTCTTGGTTGCAAGGTTGCCAAAAAAAGCGCCGCCTACTGCCTCGCGATTGCTTTTGTCGTAGGTCAAGAACTTTCCCATTACATCTTTTGCCGCTTGCTGATCTGCTTGCAAAAAAACGTTCTCGTAAAACTCACAACGAGTCTCATAGAATTTGGTTACACCATCAGTAATGCTTAGATTCTGGGGTGACACATCTTGAGATTGATTATCTTGAGATGCGGATTGTTCCGCTTTTACTTGTTCTTTAGTCTTGTATTGGGTTGTCATAACGATCTTAAGATCCTTGATATTTTACGAGTGTTTTTGTTTTTAGAAGCTCCAAACGCTTTAGCAGACCTCTTTTCAGCATACTCAAGAATGATTTTCAATTCATCTTGTGAATAAGGCGGATCGCCAACTCCTGAATAAACAGCATCGCGCCAATCCTCAAAAGTTGATCTTGCAAATCCGTATGCTTCAATAATCTGCTTAACGCTAAGCTCTATATGGCTTTCAGTGTGCGTCATAGCGTAAGCGATCGTGTGCGTCATGGCTTATACTACAGCGCTGTAGCGAGTAACGTCAAGTGCTATATTTATATTTGTTTCTTAAGTGGTAATTTATGGCAGGGCAACCCCGCAATATTAGAATTGATGATGATATCTACAGCGCACTAATTCAATGCGTAGCGGCGCGTAATGCTAGGTTTGAAGCTGAGGGCAGCAAAGAGCGAATCACTATTATTGATTTAATAAATGAGTCTTTGCGGTTACAAATGCCTATACATATCTGGGATAAGCTAAACAACCGTGTCACAAAATTAGAGCAGAAGGTAAACGATATCGAGGCGCGATTAGAGTCGGATCGCGATTACGAATGTGAGCAAAAATACGGATAACCCTTATGCCTCCTAATCAAGAACATTCCTACACACTTGAAAGATTTGTGGTCGTCCTACAAATTATAGAAACTTCACCCATAACATCCCAATGGATGTTTTTGGGCAGTGAAAACCAAACGCCTGTAAGCAATATTGCTGATGCTGATTTTTCCACTACCTACGAAGTAGCTACAATCGCTTTAGAGTATGCAAAAGAGCTAGGGGACTATCCTGATGCCTTTGTTTTCCCTATAACCACTGTTGTGGATATTAGGCATTACTCAGATTGGAGTAATGCCTACAAACTGTTACAAGCAAATAAAAAAGGCGGATCGCTGTAGGGAGTGCGATCCGCCTTTGATCAAGAAGGCAACAGGTTAAACAAAGGTAACAATGCTTTTAAATTATAACTGTTAAAACACAAAATAAAACATGTCGCCACAACTTACCGAATATCAAGTACAAGAGTCTTACCCCGTCCTATTGGAAAACACCCATGATGTGCGATCGCTGAAAGGTTGCCACAACTGCCGATTTAATAACTGGCGGCTCTGCACCAAAGTACCGCCACGGGATAGCGCTAGTTTCTATGTGCCTAACGATTGCCACGATTGGCAAAATAAAAGTGTTTAAAAGCTAATCTGATTTAAACCATCGCAATTACTCAAAGCTTTGCGCTGTATAGAAAAAAGTGCTTTAACGCTAATCGACTAAAAGCGAATATTTGCGGGTGTAGTCAAATGACGGTCAAATAAAAAAATGAACTGCTCAAATAATTCGAGCAGTTCATTTTTTTATCTCAAATACTCCCTATGCATCGTCGGGTACTTATCCGCATCCGCAGGAACATACAGCGCAACGAACTCCGCCCAAGTGTGGCGCGATCGGTATCGCTCAATGATCGGCGTTGCCTCAACCGTCAGTTCTTTTTTGGGTGCTGATTTTCTAGCCATAATTACCACCTAAAAATAAAAGCTTGAATCCGATACCAAAGCCCCGCATACCAAGGTGATTTCATCGGATAAGCCTTTTCTTCAAATTGCTCTGAAAGCAAAAGCAGTAAATCAAACAGCTTTTCTTCTTCTGGTGTGCGGTTTTTAATGCTCCATAGCCTCTCAATGTGCGCTAGGTTTGCGTCATTTTCTGCATCATTGGTGATGACTTGAGGCTGTATTTCTGCTAGTAATTCGCTGTAGGTTTTAGTTGATTCAAGCTCATTTCTAATGTTTTCAGCCTCTTCTTGCAGTTCTTGAATCTGGTAATAATTACCACACTCTTCATTGCATTCTAAAATCATGTCTTCAATCTGTTCTAATTCACTCATTGTTGTTACCTATAAGCTTAAATTTATAAACCCATAGCCAAGGGTTTGAATTAGCGATCGCCTTGCCATGCAGCATCTCGATCTCTGAGATATAAGAATCAATGGGAGACTTAAAAGAGTAATCTTCTGCCATGTAATCCCAATAACGATCCCAGTAATCGTCATACTCAATCCCTTCAGCGATCGCCGCCTCAGCCGTGATATCAAGCAATCGCTCTAACTTCACATCAACAATCTCAACCCAGTAACGGGCAAAGGACTTCAGCATGAAACGGGCGTTTTGTTTTGAGTATAAGCCAGTTTTGCGGTTGTTGATTTTTATCAAATCTTGCTCAGTAGGAGTTACCCACTTAGATTCTGGACTATGCCAAAAATACTGAATATGCAGTTTTTTGTTTGTGTAATCAGCGCCAGCTAGATTTTGCGTTGGCTCTGTTAGGTAGCAGCGATCGCCCACATTATACTTAGGCTTATCACTACCATTAGATAATCGCCGCGTTTCAGTCTTAGGATTAGGCGATCGCGGATCAACTATCGCGCAGAAGTTAGCTTCAGTCATGCCTAGCGGCGGTGTTTTCATGATGCTTCTCCCTTACGATATTTTTTTAAATTTTCAAAATTCCTGTCAATGACTTTTGAGGTTATTTCTGTTAAACGCTCCTCAGAAATCACGATCATATTGTCAGCAAGTGGTAGATAAAATTCAGCATTAAGCTCTGTGCAACGCTTGGCAAAATCATCAAAATTATTTTGCTCTTCAAACAAATAAACATACTGAGTCCCTCTCGCTACAATCATTGTCGCTCCAAACCATTTGTAAGCCTGAGCAATATCTCTAAAAAGTGAATCGTAATCAACCCAACACGCAAGCTTTTCGCCTTGCTGTATCAATTTCCATGCGCGATCGTAATTGCGACTTAATTCGTAAATCATAATTCAATACCTCTAACAACCTTTACAACCGCAATCGTAGTAGTCTCTTCTTCAATCGCAACCCGATACTGTAATTCAGGATGTCTCAACCGCATCCGCTTCAATAATTTGATTGCATCAGATTCTTTTTTGTTGGAGCGTAGTGTTTTCCACTCGTTGCGATCTGAGATAAATCGCTGGAGTAGGTAAGCGATCTTGATTTGTTGGGTCATGAGATAGCCTCCTGAAACTGAAGAATGCAGTCAGCACCAAAATACAGATAGTCTTCCCCATTTGGTCTAGACTGTGCAGTGTTCAGTAACACAAAATAATCTACTTGATTAGATCCTAGTACACGCTCTCTGCTTACACTTTTTTTGATTACTTCCAAGGGCTTGTCATCACCATTAAGGTAATAAGCTCCTACGGGAAAATCGATGGCTTTACACTCTTTAACCATAATCAAACCTCCAATAATTCTTTACTTTCCACCAATGCGATCGCGCTATCAGGCGCATCAATATAAAAATACTCACCATGCCGCGAGTGATAAGCCCTGCCGTCGCGCTGTAGCTTAGCTTTGTTGATGTGGAATTTACCGCCCTTGTAGAAGTCTGGGAATATTTCTAGGATTTCTGGCGATAGATCCTGTGATGTAACAACTACTTCCATTGCAGTAGTTTTAACAACTGGACATGGTTCATACCAAACATTCCAACCCTCGCCACTTGGCAAGCCATGACGCTTAATTCCACTCATGAACTCAGCAATAAATTCAGGGGGAATAGATGCGCGATCTCCAAAGTGATTAATGATTTTCTCGATCGCTTGGTTGAGTTCGGGTGTGTGCCAGAAACCACGGGCGCGGTATAGGATCGTAAGGTTTTCTACGGGGTGCATGTTGTTAACCTCTCGCAAAGAATAAGTGGATACGAGCGTCAAGCACTTCATTCACTTCAAAGTGATTAACCTTATATTGCCCTTGCCAGTCCACAAAGTCAGGCTCTATCACAGCCTTTACGAATTTACCCAATGATGTCCCATTGCCAATCTGTTTAGCGGTGTAGCCAAGTTGAGAAGCTCTTACAGTTGCTGTAGTGTATTGCTTTTGGACTTCTGTTGCAGGTGCTATTTGACGCTGATTAGCGCTGATTAAAGCAACTTCAGATACAAACATCTGAGATAGTAATCGAGTAAGGCGACTATCTGGAAGTTTAGCCAACTTGTCAGCAGCTTCAATGTAATCAATCGCGTCGCGAGTTGGCAATGCCTTTATTGATGGTTCGATCTTGATTTCTGCAATTTCAGCTTCACGGGTTTTAGTTGCAAAATAGCTTTGCGCCATAGCAATTTCTTGCTTTTCAGGATCACCATTCTGAGCAATTAAATAGCAAGCGTAACGAGTTAGAAACCAGTCTTCACGGGTGTTTCCCCATGTGGGGAAATGGTTAAAATGCTCTTCAGAGTTAAACCCTGCATTATGACAAGCTGCGATTGCTTTTTTAATTACCGATGTACGGTTAGACTGGGTTTCTTTAGTCCCAAACCTCTCCCATTTGGTATAACCCAAAAGCTTCATCAACTCTCTAGCAATCCAATATTCTTTTCCACTTTCATCAAAGCGGCGGATCGCATCAAATGGAGAATCATTCTGTACTGTAATTTCACTCATGAATCTACCTCTACTAAATCTTCAGGTTTACATCCTAATGCTTTGCATAATTTTGCAAAGCGTTCAATAGACTTCTTATTGTTTTTACCTTTCTCCCAATTTTGGAAACCAGCGACAGTCATTCCTAACTCGTCAGCTAAAGCTTTTTGAGTCAATCCTTTTCTTTGCCTAAGCTCTGAAATTTTTGATAAAGCCATAAGCGCCTCTATGTAATTCGATCCTTAGTAAAGCATAAATATTTTTACAAGTCAATAGAATATTTAATCAAAAAAAGTATTGCATTTTAGGAAATACTATGTAATACTGTTTCACATACAGGTAAAACACAAGCAAGCAAAGGTAACGCATCATGTCAGACACATTTCAAATCATTGGCGGTTACGATCGCCGCCGCAACACATCTACGATCAGCGCACAAGATGCACACGCAATGGTAAAAGCAACGCGCAAAGAGACAAAAGACATCTCACGCGCTACAGCCGAAAGCATTGCTAAAGAATATGGGTTAGAGCTTCTAGGTAGCAAACCCAGATTGGTGCTGATGGATGGCAATGTAATGATTAGTACCAATCCCTACAAGTTGCTTTGTTACAAAGACGTGCAACTCTACTGCGAACAAATCCATGCTCAAAAGAAACAATCGGAGTTGGATGAGATGAGCATCGCTGACATTGTTGCTGACGCGATCGTTGCTAGGGAGCTATTAGGAGTATGAGCAACTACGAAGAGCAAGAATATATCGAATATTGCGATCGCCTAACTTGGCGCTTTGCCCCGCTATATCTGATGATGATCGCCGCCTATCCGATGGCTACACCAAACCCTAACTACGAGGATGATTTTTAAAATGCGTCAACAAATTATCGATTCACTTCAAAAGACAGTAAACGAGTTTGAATTTGAGGGAAGTCTAGCTAACATTTTCAAAAAATACTCTAGAGAGCAGTTAGAAGAAATCTCCGTAGATTTGCAAGCGCTCTACTTATACGGTAATCATGATGAGATGAAACCTGATCTAATTGATTTTAGCCATTGGCTTGTATTTAAATTTTGGGAGCCAGAAGATCAGACAGGTTTTCTCGCTTACTTGTCATGCAAAATCGCTTTGATGCGGTTGCAAGAATCAGAGGCAATCGCGGATCAGGCTTATGCCGAGCTAACTGATTTTGCGGAGGTGGTATGACCCCATACGACTATCTCCACCAGCAACTAACATACTGGCTATGCGTTGCATTCTTGTCGCCTGTTATTTGGGCGATCGCTATTAACATTAATCCGCACAGGTAAAACAAATGTCAGCTATCACAACTACATCTCAATCAAGCATCACTCAGCATTTCAATCCTGAGCAGTTGAAAGTTCTCAAGCAACAGATTGCGCCTAAATGCTCTGACACAGAACTTGATTATTTCATTGAAGTTTGCAAACAGACTAATTTAAGCCCTTTCACCCGTGAGATTTACGCAATCTCTAGGGAGACTTGGAACCCAGAGACACAGCGCAAAGAGCCAAAAATGTCGATCCAAGTATCGATTGATGGACTTCGCAAACGCGCTGCTAATTCTGGATACTATGACGGCTCTACAACTTTTTGGTGTGGAGAAGATGGTAAATGGTTGGAAGTGTGGTTAAAATCAACACCGCCAAGCGCTGCTAAAACTGTTGTATATCGTAAAGGTTGTGGGCAACCATTCACAGCCGTCGCTCGTTTTGATGCTTACAAACAAGACTTTAAAGGCAAGCTTTCAGGACTATGGGAGAAAATGCCCGACATCATGATCGGTAAATGTTCCGAGGCTTTAGCACTTCGCAAAGCATTTCCAGAGCAAACCGCTGGGCTTTATGCATCTGAAGAGATGGATCAAGCTAGCAATGTCAGTCCACAGACTCAACCAGTCAGCATTCCAAAGCCAGAAATCGCAACGGGATGGGATGAAAAGCTATGGGCAATCTTTGAAAAGGGCGTAAATAAGTGCGCAACCATTGAGGATCTGGAAAAGCTTATAGCATGGGTTGCGAAAAGCTCTAGCAAGTACGAGCCAAGTCAAGATCAGCTCTCAATCATCACTAATATTTTGGGTGATTTGACTAAGAAGTTTAATCAGGAAGTTGCCCCTCAACCCGTAAAGTCTGCACATGAGTTGGATGAATCAGATCCTACTCCAGAAGAACAAAGCCGCATAGACGCTGACGATTTCTAACCCACACTCACAGGCGGCGCAATGCCGCCTAAACATTATGCAAGAACTACTACAACAAGTTCTATACCTCACTATTAAGATTGCGGTTGCGAGGAGTTAATTATGATCGGAGTATCTATTTTTACTGTGATTTGTTGTCTAGCGTCTTTATGTATTTCTTGTTTTACCCTTGGCTACACTATTGGCAAAAGAAACGCTATTGGCAAAAGAAGCAGATGAGCGATAAGAAATTTAAACTCATCCGCACCATCCGCAAAGATGAAGATGTAACCAAGTACACCGCCCGACTTGATGTATTGCGTCTTATGATGGAACGCCATCAGACCGACAATCCTGATTACGATTATGCGATCGTAGACGAACAAGGTAACCCCGCCGAACTAGCTGATTTTCTTGAATCAGAGCTAGCTCATCCCGTGACTAAAGCTAAGCGGGTGAAGGAAGAGAAGAAAGAGCAGTACAAAAAGGAAGTAGTCAAGAGGTTGAAGCGATGCTAAGTACAATCAAAGTATCTGTAACCGCCGCGCACATCGCCGTCGCAAAGTATCCTAGTAAGTCACCATTAGCTCTTGCCCTGCGAGAGATGGGATATACCGATACCCACGTCACTCAACATTTTGCATATATCGGCAACAAAGTTTATGCATTGCCAGAACCAGCGATCGCATCAGAGCGTTGTTTTGATTTCCTTACTAAAGGCGGATCATCGCAGGGTGAGATTGCTGAAAATATTTTTGCTTATGATTGCGAGTTAGTGGAGCTAGTGCAATGAAACTCAAAATGATCGAGCTATTTGCAGGAATAGGCGGCTTTAGACTAGCCAGCGATTGGGTTGGAGGAATTGAGACGATCGTCTCAGTAGAAATTAATCCGTTCTGTCAAAAAGTATTAAAGAAAAACTTTCCAAATACACCAATTTATGATGATGTCACAACCTATAAACCTACGTCATACTGCGATCTTGTTGTCGGGGGATCGCCTTGCCAAGATCTTTCTATCGCAGGAGTTCAGAAGGGCATTATCGAGGGCAAAAGGTCAAGTCTATGGTTTGAACAATTACGAATCTACAAAGAGAGTAGAGCAACTTTCCTTATTTGGGAAAACGTCGCAGGAGCTTTTCGCAACGGATTTAGAGAAGTTCTCAGGAGCCTTTCCGAAAGCGGGTATGATGCGGAATGGCAAGTTATCAGCGCAGCCGCCCTTGGAGCGCCACACCTTAGAGAGCGAATATTTCTCATTGCCTACCCCACAGGCTTACAGTTTTCAAAAGAGCCATCGACCTGGGCAGACCAAATTAGATGTCAAGTTGCGATTGCTTCTACCTACCCCTTCAGTTTGCGGGAACCACAACCGCAAGGGGTCAAGCAAAACAAGCGGAGACGGTCTAGTAACTGCATTGCAAAAGCTATTACCGACACCAACAGCACATCTAGCCAAGGAGACAGGAGCGCCGAGCGAAGCATTGCGAAATCAGCCAACATTGGATCACATTCTAGGCTTAGCCACTGGGCAAGTATTGAGCCCCCAGTTTGTGGAGTGGATGCAGGGCTTCCCAATAGGCTGGACAGACTTTCAGCATTAGGTAATGCGATCGTCCCTCAGTGCGCTGTTGTGCCATTGCTTAGAGTTAAATATTTAGCGTCATTGCTCCAATAAAAATCAGCGATCGCCCCATGACAAGCGATCGCTGAAACCCGAAAAACTGCATTTCTACCAAATATTAAACCATGAAATATCTACTAATCCTCGCATTGCTTTCTATCTCCACCCCTGCTATTGCTCAAGTTAACCGCACCGTTGGTAATGGCTTCTCAGACCTTGGCACAATCACAGCTAGAAGCAATCAAGAGGCTTCTAGGCTATGTCGCAAAAAGGGCGGTAACGTTGTGATTAAGACTGGTAACAGATACACTTGCCACTATTTCCAGAGGTTAGCAAAATGATCGATTTAACCCGCATATACGCATTGACTGACGAAATGAAATACGCCGCCCAAAACAAGGGTTTAGACGAAAGAGCGTTACGCGCTCAATTGATTGAACTACGCAGCAAAATCAACCGCGAGCTAGCGGCGATCGTTGTTACTAATACTAGAATTGAGTGATGATCTATTAAATTAAATCTTGAGGACAATCACCCCAGACCACATCGGAGAAAACCATGACAGAACTACAACTCAAACGATTAAAAGACCTCGCTTTTTGCTTGGCTAAGGCTAGTTTTAAACATGATCGCTACTACGGCTGGACGGTTAATCAACTGCACACTTTCTTTAAATATGCGACCGATTACCCCAAATGGAATAACCTAGAGGATGTCTACGACCTTATCTCTGAGTATTCCACTGAGGTCGTGGATTATGCTCATTTAATGGGTAATAGGCTTGAACGAGCAAAGTTAGATCGCTTTGTTGATACAAGGAGCCAGTCAGAAGACTGTACCGAAGAGGAACTAGAGGCTTACGATAATTTGCGCTTTGAGATAGCAGATAGGGTAAGCAATGCTTTTTCTTGTTGTTTGCACGTTGCCTTTGATGTGGTAACAGAACCTTGGGTCGGCGGTGTTTTAGGCTTTACTGTTGGAGATTTAAAACGAGCTTATCCTAAAGGTTTTCCAAATTGGTTTAAAGAAAAATTTACTGTCGATTTGGACAGTTTGCCTAGCACTGAATATTTAACTTTGTGAAGGCATGAACTTAACACCACTTCCCAGAGAATCCCATCAACAGTTTTACGATCGCCTTGTCAGAGATGATCTATTAAATTAAATCTTGAGGACAATCTGCAATAATAAAAGTGTAAAGCCACAAAACCACTGCCATGAAAATGAAACCTAAGCCCAAAGGTAAGCCAAAGCCTAAGCCTTATAAGTAAGCAAAAAGAGAGAGTGATCTCAATGATCGCTCTCTCTTTTTGCTGTTGGTTACTTTAATTTAGTAATTGTAATCAAGCCGCCACTATTTTGCTTAACTACGGATGTCCAAAAATCACGATCGCCAGTCATATCTCCAAAAGCAGAAGCTTTGTTATCTACAAGCCAATCAATCAAATCATCTTCAGTAGCCATCACTGGAGATATAGGAGTACCTTCAGTTGTATTCTCATAAGCTTGGTAATGTGTACGCTCTGAATTTTCCCAATCTGGCATATAGTCATTAGGATCAGGGCAATCGCCATCATATTCACTGTATGAAATATTCTTGTATTTGTCTGCGATAGGTTCCCATTGCTTAGTAGTGTAATTAAGCTCAAATCCTTGATTCCATTTATCGTTATGTTCAACCCATCGCGCCAATGCCTTGTTATAGCAGTCAAACAATGGCTGATCCGAATAACTCCAATGATCCCAATCAGGGGGAACTCTACGAACTTCACGACCCATTATGTTTACTCCTTTATTAATTAATCTTGTTTACCCTCAACAAATAACTTACACCGCCGCCTCTTAAATTGCCATCGCTTACAAACCTTACAGAATGATTGCGGATTACGCTTGATGTAATCCTCGCTGTAGCCTGTGTGCAGATACCCTTCAGGGGTTTGACAGATGGTGATTTGTTGTGCGGTAGTCATGGTTCTTTCCATTCTTGCATTGTCAGATTTAAGAACGTTACTGAATCTGATTTGGTGCGAGTTTTAATCCTGTTCTCAGCTTCTGCTAGCGCTTCTGCGAATTCTGAAGGATGGGCTATATCTATGTCAAAGCCGCATGATCCTTGTGCTGAAATTCCTTGTTTGTTTACTTTGTAAGCCGCGAATACTAAAATCTTCATGCCTAAATCAACTCCATCGCTACCCATTGGAGTAGCGCTTTGAATGTGTCGCGTGATTGTGTTTTAAGCCATTCGTTAGCTTGTTCAGATATTTTTGCTGATGGATGACTCAACCAACTAAGAAGCCATAACGATCCCCCTAAGTCGGTCACTAATAAGGCGATCTCATCAACATCTTTTGATAGTTCTAAAATCTCAGCCTCAAGCCAATCAGGGATCGGCGTGGTTGATGCGTAGTGGTTTACGGGTTTCATGATTGTTTATTCTTCCTCTTTTAAGATTTGATTAGCTGATATAACAAGCCCTTTAAACTCTTTATATCGAATTGTGTAAACTTGCTGATCAATTTCTACAACTACAGAATGGTCTATAGATTTCTCATCAGCAATGTCGGCTAGGCGACCAAACTCTTGAGAGAATTGACGATCAAGGCTTGCGATTTCATTGCGTAATCTATTTTCTTGCTCTTGCAAATCTGCGATCGTTTGCCTGAGTGCTGCTAGCTCAGCCTTTTCTTTTAAAACGGTTTTGGCTAGTTCAATTATTTTCACAATAAACCTCAGTCATTCCTACAATTGGTTGCGATTCAATCACAAATAGGTATTTTCGGCTTACCTTATTGCCATAATGAAATACTGGAATACTCGCTATTGCGATATTGCGAGAAATCCAGTATTTTTCGCAATATTGGATTTCTGTCATGGGTTAAGCAGCCTCTCTACGAGCGATCATCTTTTGCACCTTAACCAAAAACTTGTATTGCTCCTTTTGAGCGTCTTGCAAAGCAAGATCGGCGGCGCGTGGATTCGATACTGTGCAAAGGATGTTAGCCATGAGAGAACCCATAACGGTTTGAATCTCATTAGTAAATTTTGCGGCACATTCGATTTTATCGAGATTGAATTGATTGGCAAAATTTTGATTGTATTCCCAAATCATGCACTCATGCATAGAGCGTGAAGCTCTTACAAAGTCGCCTTTAGCGATCGCCGATTGGCATTGGGTTTTCTCATATTCGTGGTTTTCTCTCAAGTCTTGCAACTCTAATGCGATTGCGTTTTTGATTGGTGCGAGTTGTGCTGCTGTAGTCATTGCTTTTTCCTGTGTTATTGCTTTCTGTATATACATTACTACCCTTTTGAGGGATAGTCAATACACAAATGATTAGTATTGTCACTGCTTCTCATCTAATTATATAAGTAAAAAGTATCCTTTTAGGGGGTAGTAGATAGTATAGTGATTAGTAGTTAATGAGGTAACAATGTGGAAATAATTAGAGAAACCACAAGAACTACAACCTTGATAGAGTTTGAAGGTGCGGCGTATGTCCGTAATGAAGATAACTCTAGTATTTGGTGGAATAAAGAGTTGGATCAATATTCATATGAGTATTCTAAATCTACTGGTAAATGGTACGAGTTAACCGTCAACGGGGATCTCGAATGCGAACTACCAGAATTAGAACGCAAATACCAAGAACTAAAATCATGCAGCTAAACCTAAAGCGCTTACGCAAAGCGCGATCGCTAACACAAAAAGAATTAGCTAAGCAGTGCGATGCTTGGCTAAAAGCTAATTTTGCAGAGCTACAGGGATGCAATCTACGCAAAATCCAAAAGTTAGAGCAGGGTTGTTACAGGTTCTTGGAATTTGACCTAATTGACGCGCTTTGCAATGTGCTTAATTGCAATGCTGATGATTTACAGAAGATTAGGAGGCTTTGATGGCTACAAGTCAGACTGAAGTTAGTATAAACAATAGGTTGTACCTAGAAAAAGCCAATGAAGAAGTCAGCAAAATTGTCATTATTCCTGAATGGCAAAAGCTTTTGAGGGGTTTTGAATGTGAGCTTAGCGCTACCAAATATTCTTTTGAAGAATTAAGAGCCATAGAAATGGCGATCGCCGCTAACCCATTGTTAAACAATGAAGATCGATTGGCACTTGTTCAAGAATTTATAAGTAAAAATAATCATGAGTGACACAGAAAAACAGCCAGAAAAACAGCGTATCCCGATCGCCATTTCATCACAGCAGATGGAAGATCGGTATAGGGTAGAAGCTTCTCGCGCAAAAGCTCAGAAGATGGGTGCTAGTTCTAGGATTTTGAGGTTATTTGAGTAAATTTACAGGGTAAAACAATGTATAGATTTTTAACTAACTTTCGATGGATTCGCAAATTAGCAGGAAAGAACTGGAAGCTTTTAGAATCTTTTTTGGCTAATCAAAAGCCTACTTGGTATAACTGGGATTTAGTGCAAACAAATCCTTTGATGATGAAAATGATTGACACTGGATTGATTACTATTTTGGAAAGCGAGAGTTACGAATGACGCTAGTTGACCACGAAATCGAAAAGCTTTGCGAAGAAAAAGGCGTTATCGTGCCATTTGACAAAGCAATGCTTAACCCACAATCACTCGATGTGCGGATAGGCTACACACTGAAAACTGAGAATAACTGGCTTAAACGATGTCTAACAGGTCAAGAGTTTACTACTCATGACTTAACCAAATACTCAGAATCAAACCCGTTTTTGGTATCGCCACTAAGTTTTATTCTGACTTGTACCTACGAGACTTTCAATATGCCGAGTAATTACTCAGCAGAGTTTAGACTTAAGTCAAGTAGAGGGCGATCAGGATGGGGGCACGTTTTGGCAGTATGGATTGATGGTGGTTTTAATAATTCAAAGCTGACTTTAGAATTACTAAATCATCGTCTTTGGGCTTGGCAACCTATTTATCCAATGATGCGAATCGGTCAAATTGTTTTTGCTGAGACGGCTTACCCAAGGCATGATTACTCAGAGACTGGAAGATACAACGGTGATTTAGACACACAGGAGAGTAAAGGATAATGGCTAGATTATTTGAGTCTGACAGTAAGGAAGAACTACAAGCAACAGCATCAACTTTTGGCGGTTGTTTCGCTTTAACTTTTGTTTTTCTGATACCGATCGCGGGTTTTTTCTGGTTCGTATGGCAGCCATTAGGTAAGGGATTGCTATTTATTGCAGTGTTTACATGCGTTTGGACTGCGGCAGTAGTTCTAAGCACGCTTAGAGAAGCTGGATTAAGGAATAAGGAGCGTAAAGGATAATGATCGTCAAAATTGAAGACATCCAAGCATGGCTAGCGCAAAAAGCTCTTTGGGATAGCCAGAACTTAACTGAGGTTAAATAATGAGTTGGACGTATCGAATCTCAAAGCAAACCCTTGAAAATGGCGATGAGTTGTTTGCTATCCGCGAGTTTTACCCAAATAGTAAGGGCAAATTAACCAGTTGGGGCCACGAAGAAGTAACACCTGTTGGCACAACACTAGAAGATCTAAAAGGCGAGTTAGCACTGATAATGCAGTGCTTGGACAAGGAAGTAATTGATATTGGTGGTGAAGACAATGAAAAAATGGTACGCGATGTTTGAGGACCGAGGCCTAAACTGCATTGCTTATGGCGGATTTGACACTGAAGACGAAGCGAAAGCTATGTTTGGTGGAAGGGTTAGCTATGCAATGCTTATCCCAGACGATAGATTGGTTGTTTATCCAGATTATCGCACCGCAAAGTCCTGTATAGGAATAGGACTTTGCGGTGCACATGGCACGGGCAAAACCACACTGGCAAACGCCTTATCGCAAAAGCTAGGGATTCCATATATCCCTATTGATGCGAGTAGTGTGTTTTTGGAGCATGGTTTCCACCCGTCCGACAAATTGGATATCCGCACTAGGTTGTTTTTGCAACAAAAGATTTTGGCTAAAGCTGAAGATATCTGGTTTGAAGTTGACGAGCCTAGCTTTATATGCGATCGCACACCGTTGGATATGGCTGCTTACTTGCTTACTGATGTTGTCAATGGTGAGTTAGATAAGCATACACAGTCTGAGGTTATGGAGTATTTGCAAGATTGCTTTAATGTTACGGCTCGGTATTTTGGCAAGATTGTATTAATCCCGCCCGCTATCCCTTTTGTCGAGCGTGAGTACAAAGCGGCGATTAATCAACCGTTAATATTCAAGTTGCATACTCAGCTTTTAGGGATGCTCTATTATTTGGATTTGCCTTATAAGGAGTTGCCAAAAGACTGCATGGATTTGGGTGATCGGGTGAAATTTGTTGAAGATTATTTGGAGGTAAACAATGTATAAGGCGACTGGATATAATCACGCTCTAGATCGCGTTCGAGAAGATATGGCGTTAATGCTAAATCTTGAAGTAAAAATTATTCAATACGATACGGCATTGATGAATAGGAACTTTTACACTGAAGATCAACTGGCGACTATACAGCAAAAACGCGCTGATGCTTCTCGTGATTTTATTGATCTTTTGAATAAATACAATATTAAAAATGACTAACGAAGAAATTAACCGCGCAGTTGCAGCGATCGCAGGATGGACTGAGATCGAAAACTGGAATACCAGCGCAACCAAGAAAACGTACATCGGCACTAACGCAACACATCCAGAGCTACGTAAGTTTATCCCTAATTATGTCGAGAGCTTGGATGCGATTGTTAAGGTGTTTGAGTCATTTAAGATATGCTACCGCCTTATTTATCTTCCTGCTATGCATGGAACAGGGTCAGCTTGTCGAGCAACAACTTTGACCAGCCCTATTGAGTATGATGCGCTATCACCAGCACTCGCACTCTGTAAGCTCCTACTAGCCATAAACCCCACACCAATCGCACCGCCACAGGTTGCGATTATTGATGATGATGGAGAGCATGATTAATGCAAGAAATTGAACGAGCTAAGCTCATCGGCTTTTTTACCACCCATCGCGGCTCTTACTCTCTGCGCTATATCGAAATATGCACGCAAATCAATACGAGCGCATTGCGCTTACTTCTTAACCAAGGCGCGATCGCATACGGTAACAGGCGCTTGCATATTGAATGCGTTGAGGGTAATTATCGCGCTATTCCTAAACTGCGTAAGGCGACACCAAAGGAGATGCGGGCGCGTGAGTTAAGTAGACTGCGTAATAAAGCTTTTGACCATGCTAGGGCGCGTGGTGTGTCTGTCGGTAAAGCTAAGTTGGCGGCTTGGAATGCTGTTTGTGATCTAGAATAAAAACACCGTAGATGTACGAGAAATATTTATGTATGGAATAGAAACGGAAGACAGGGTTACAGCTTTAGCCAGTGCGCTTAGTTACTGGGTTTTTCGCTGTAGAGACAAGGGCAAAAGCCCTGCCATGGGCTTAAAAACATGGGAATATTTTCAAAGCAGTATCCAAAATGCTGCTATTCCCTCTCGCAATATCGACGACTACATTGAGAATTTAGCCAAGAAGCTTATTGTTGCACACCTCAACCCAAAAGAATGGACTCGCATAATCGCGCCAAAACAAGTGGTTTTACGGGCTACTGTGAATGATGATGGCAGTATGGGAGACATTCAGCAAATTGATAGCGATCAACATTTGCAATGGCTCGGATGGCAAGATATTCTCAACTCTCTTAAACCTCACGGGATAAGCGATCGCCATATCCTCGGTTTGTGCAAATCAAGACCGCACATTATTACTACTTATTGTCGTGTTCGCTTTGAAAGCGATCGCGCTTTGAATATTCCAGAAGAAACAGAAAATACTCTAGATGTAGAGGCTACTATCAATGCTTAATTACAACCCACACGATCGCCATAATATCAAACTACATTTGCAGATTACTTTGCTACAGCCTTTGTCCCATATCAGTGAGTCCGTAGGCAATCAAACAAACTTGCGAACAATGAAGGTGACGGATTTAGAAGGCAATCCCTCTGAAGTTTTCACACTTTCTGGCAACTCACTACGCAATCGAATTTTAAGGCGGTGTGGTATTGATTCTTTCTTATCTCAGATTGGTGTGCAAGTATCGCCAACGATGCATCACGCTCTATTTTGTGGCGGCGCGATTGATGGTGGCACGGGTAATGATTTGGATTTGGATAGAAAAATCCGTCAGCTTTTGCCATGCCTCTCAGTACTAGGAACCGCCAAACCTAAAGGATTGTTTGGTGTATCCGATGCTCAAATGGTGCACGGTCGGATCGCTGTTGGTGATGCTTATTTGGCTTGTGTAGAGAGCGCTAAGTATCTTTATCAGATGTTCCCCCCTGCGTTGCCAATCGAAGTCATACCAGCACTAGAGCAGATTATCGATGGCAAAGACTTACAGCATAGTCAACGAGTGAATCAATGGCTACATCATGGTTCTCCTTCGGATGTTAATAATTACGATCTAAAGGCATTGCTTGCTGAATGGATGCCGTTCTTGGGAGAAAGGCTTCGATATTATTCCGATTGGCTTACCTATAGCCAAAAGACAAGGCGCGATTCACTTCACGATCCTAACTTTGCAAAACATTTGATCGGCGCTACTCCAGAACCTCAAAAGATGATTTCTCAAGGCGATCTATTTGGCATAGTTTCTGAAGAAACTAAGAAAGGGAAAGGTGACAAAGCAAAGCCCGAAAGAGAGAAAAGCCAACAGATGATCATGGGTAATTGGCTACTTCAAACAGGTGCTACTTTGTACTCTTATTGGAGCGCAAACGTCACCAGAATCGAAGAAGGATTTATTGCTGATGCTTTACTCAAGTTTGCTGAATCGCCATACTTAGGCGGTCAATCAGGAACGGGTTGCGGACTATGTTCTATGCAATTCTGGTTTGAGACTGCGGAGGGCGATCGCGGTGAGTTTATGACGATTACACCTCATGCTCAGAAATTAAGCGATCGCGCCTCTGAATCTCATGCAAGGTATAAAGAATATCTCGAAGATTACAAAGGATTTCTTGCTGATTCTAAAAGCGATATTAGGAGTTTATTGAATGGATAACCTCCAAATAATTGCACACATGGCAACGCCGCTAGTTGCCTATGATGACTGGTCCCCTAGCTTTGATGCCCTGATTGAGTATCAATTGTTAGACCAATTAGGGTTAATCACGCCTAATCCAACGGCTGCGGATGCTGAAAAGAATCTGCCCTTGATTTTTGATGAAATGCCGATCGCTCGGAAGACGCTTAAAGGCGAGTGGTATTGGGCCGTGAGTTCACCACATTACATCGAAAATCATCAACAAACTCAGCGTTACCGTAAGCGATGGGACAAGCAAGAACTACACCTTGATTGGGGTAAAAAGAAAGCTAAGGTTGATAGTTCGCAAGGGCATTTTAAAGCCTATGATTTACCACGATATGATCGCGAAATGCAGACTATACACTGGTTTGCGATTGGCAATGCTGACAAGATTAGCGAACTAATTCTAAATGTTACGCATCTTGGTAAGAAGCGATCGCAAGGTTGCGGGCAGGTACACAAATGGGAAGTACTTCCTTTTGAACATGATTGGCATTTGTGGAGAGGTGAAAGTTTAGCCCGACCAATGCCAATTAATATGATTCCACAACCTCAATCTATCAATATGATGAACTGGGGGTGGCGAACACCGTATTTTCTGCAATCCAATAGAACTATATGCTATATGCCAACGGATAATGTATGGAGAGAATAGAACGCGATGCATTCTTAGCTCATGCGACACTGCCAACATTTAAGCGCAAAGTTGAGAAAGCTAAAGAGATTATTCGAGAGGCTTTAGCGATCGCTCCTTCTTATGTTGCGGTGTCATGGGGTAAGGATTCAGTCGTAATGCTTCATTTGGTGCAGTCGATTTGTCCTAATATTTTGGCTATTTCTTTTGGACATTATGAAAGAGAAATGATTAGTAATTATGCTGAAACAGAATCAAAATATCAGGACAAATTTGGGCTAAACATTCAAACTATTTTGATGCAAGGCGATCATGTCCCTAACAAAGTTAAGTCACAAAAATTATGGATTGATTATCCTGTCGCTTTTGTTGGATTGCGGATAGAAGAAAGCGCAAAACGTAAAGCAACCTTGCTAAAAAATGGCGCTATCTATCAATACAAAAAAGGAGATTACAGAGCTTGCCCTGTTTTTAATTGGAGTGAAAACGATATTTGGGCTTATACGCTTTCCCATGAATTACCATACCTAAAAGCCTATGATTTAGGCGCAAAACGAACTACAGATCATGTCAGCAAAAATACTAACAATCAATATCAAGCTACAAGATTAGAAGAGTTTCGCAAGATTTCGCCAGAATATTTTGAATACCTAAAAGGATTATTGTATGCAAATTAAAAATTATTTAGATGCTGATTACTGGTATCAGATGTATGGCAGTCAAGCTATCGGATTGCCACTGGTAAAAAAAGACGGCTTTGCTGCTGACATGTTGAATTTCGCACCTAACGAAAAAACTTCTCTTCATACCCATGAGGGTGATCATATTTTGTTTGGAGTAGAGGGGTCTGGATGGATTGATTGCGGCGATGAAACACAACCAATCATCAAAGGAACTTGCTACTTTATAGACGGTTCGCAACCTCATAGGGTAAGGGCTGGAAATGACGGGCTTTTTCTTTTATCTATTGCAAACAAGCATCAACCTGTAGATAGTGAAAAAAGATTGGTGATTATCAATGCCTAACTGCAATTTTATAGAATTTTTATTCAGTATTGAAGGGGTGTTAATCCCACGGAATTATCACTATTGCTTATATTCAGCGCTGACCAGCTTATCTCCTAAGCTCAAAGATAACCCTGAGTGGGCGATCAGTAGAATCAGTAACACAAATATTTTTGACGATCGCACATTACGTTTAACTCAAAGCACTATAAAGCTACGTTGCTCCAAAGATTTAATTACAGAGCTAACGATGCTTTTTGATTGTCAAATCCATTTAGGCAAAGAGTTGATTAAACTCAAGCTGGTTAATGGCACAGAGCTAAAATCTCAAGAGAATCTAGCGGCTTGGGTATCAATTAAAACCGACAACAATCGTGAACCCGATCTTACTAGGTTTGCGGTGTCGCTAGGCAAGCAACTAACAAAGTTTGATATTAATACACTGCCAACAATAGGGCGCAAGGAGCAGCTAATTATTAAAAAGCAACCGTGTGCTGTATACCCTGTAATGTTTTCAGATTTGCGCCCTAACGAGTCTTTAATATTACAAGAGAAAGGGTTGGGAGGTCGCAAACATCTAGGATGCGGATTTTTTGAATAAATAACAAAATCACTCGGCGGAGCGATCGCTTAAAATAGAGTGACCACTTCGCATCCCCAGCCGACGCACTCGCGACGGCTTTTTTTGTGTCTATAAAAATAGTTTGGTTTTGCTGTTGACAAAACCTATAGGTCGATCAATAATAGGTTATTGAGTTAAACAAAGCAAAGGAAATCAAGGCAATGCAAGTCACAGTTTTAACGGTTACAGCGCAAGAATATAACGCAAAGGGGACTTATACCTTTGAGGCTTACCAGTATGCTAACGGCGTATGCTCTGTAAGTTACGAGCATACGCATGATGGGTTCTTTCTTGATTCAGACAGCATCGAAGCGTGTGGGCTAGATGAGGTCATTGATATTGAAGAATCTCATACTTTCGAGATGTCTATTGATGCTTTTAAATTGATTCTTCAAGAGTCAATTAATGAGTTTGGGCATTGTGGAGCGACAAAAAGAGCTATGGAGCTAATAAATGCCTAGAGGAGGCAACCACGGCGGCGGTAGACCTAAGAAACCGCCCGAAATAAAGGCTAAAACATATTCCTACTGTTTTAGCCCAATCTTAGGAGATGCGATCGCCGCCCTTGGTGACAACGCATCGCAGTCAATACAAGCAATTGTGCTTAAGTATTTTGGGATTACTCCCTTGCAATGGGAGATATACACAACTTGGATCGAGTGCGATCGCAAGGTCATCGCAACAGCCGAAAAGCTAGGGCGCGATCCTGAGAACATCAGGCAAGTCGTTGCAAAGGTTGAACGGAAATTAGAGCAGGGCAAGAGTTGAGGAAAATTGAGCGCGAGATTAAAAAATTACAGGTGAAATCATGAAGCATGAATCTTTATTGCTGGACGAGCAAAAGTGTAAACTCCTTACACAAGATGAGCAAAATCAAATTATGAGTGATTTGATTGAGTATTTAGAGTCGCTAGATCCTAGTGACTATTCGTTTCATGGCGAAAACGAGTATGGTTTCCAGATGTCAATTAGTGAATGTAGAGGCTATGGATTCTCTATTGATCTTTGCTGGAATAGTAAAAACTTATGGTGCTATCGGAATTTTGGATATGTACATCCTAATTTAGCAACTGTCTCTGGTGAATTGAGGAATGCGCTTATTAACAGACTTGGCGCAATAGCTATGAAATGGTGCGGAGTGAAATCATGAGTAATCCAATTCTTAGAGGTGTCGCACTATCCACTGAGTTTTATAGAAGCCACCGACTTGAAAACTATAAAACTGATGAAGGGCAAGCTATCAGAGTACTTGACTGCCTGAGCAGAACACAATTTGTTAGCTACAGCGCTGATCTGCAAATAGCGCTTGCAGAGGCTAAATCTCACATCGATCAAGAACTTGAAGGAAGCACAGACGAAATCCCATTCTAAAAAATAATGACACATCAAGAATTTATCTCTCTCGTTGCATAGAGAAATATCTATGCTTTGCGGGTTGGGATTTGTAAATTAATGGTTTATTTGTGTACAATCGTACTATACTTATTAGGTAATCAAGTTTAGGTAAACAAAAAAAAGCGATGGGCAAAGCAGCTACACACAGCCAAGTTAAGGCTTATATCCCTCCTGACAAACACCGTAACGCCCGAATTGCGTCTGAGGTTTTGGGAGAAACGATTAACGACACTATCGAAACAGCGATCGATGATTTGATTGCTAGAGCAAATATTAAAGGTTTGACGATCGCTAAGTCTGAGGTGTCGGCGTGAGTGTATTAGATCAAGCCACTAAGCAACAAATCACTATATTCCAAGCTAATCGTTCAACCAGCGAACTAGCACTAAGAACTATCCACAGTGACGAGTATAGGCAAGATTTTGAGCGTTTTGTCGGCTACGTGTTAGACACGGTAAAGCATTTAACCCTTACCCTTGAGTATGGTTATGGTGAAGCTCAGTTCAATCTAGATTGGCTCGAATATAAAGGATTGTTTCCTTACGATCTTCCTATTTTCTCTAATAGCGTTGCCGACGCTCTTATTCGTGATTGGATTGACAAAACCATATTGATTCAGGCTAACTCAGTGCTGCGCTTTACAGATATTTCTATATCACTTGATGGTATGGGATGGCGCGATAATTTGCTTAGCTTTGCAGCTACTGAACCGCCAGCAGAAAAACTGCAATCAATGGAAGATTTGCGTAAAGCATTAGGTAATGGTGAAATGGCAAAAGCTAAGGAGCGTGTGGGATGAATTACAGTTTTATTGGCGGCGATCGCAGTGGATGGGTTCGTATTTTTGATAAGAGCAAAAATTCAAAACCAAGCGTTAAAATTTCTGGCGCTGATTTGATTGATTTTCTCGAAGGTCATCGCAAAGCCGATCATCATGGCGCGATGCAACGCAATCTCGAAAAGTTCTACAAAGCGGCGATCGCTAAGTCTGATGAGGTGGCGGCGTGATGCAATTTTTGGATTATGAAGACGATGGTACTAACCCGCCCGATCCTGCTACCAACGGTGGGAAGCATAGGATTAAATTTGCTGAAAGAGCGCAAAAGCACAAAGACGAGGTACTTAGACTCATAGGGAATCTATCCGTAAAACCTCAAGATTATGTCATTGGATATGACTACGTGGAACAAGATGATTTTACTGCAAGGGCATTACGCTTATGTGCTTTCGGAGAGCGCACTACTTATGAGTACAGGATGAGGCAGATTTTTGATCGAAGCTTTACTAAATCAATGTTTGGTGAAGAGAGTTTATTTACTCATCAATTAGATTTAGAAAGTTTGCCTCATGGTCTGCGAGAATTACCAAGCTTTCCTGCTATTTATTTTTGCTGTGAAGCTATAAACATGGAGCCGTTTGAATTGTGGTATATAGGCAAGACTCAAAACCTTAATGCTAGATGGAAGAATCATCACAAGTTCAACCCATTAAAAGCTGTTGGAGTAGATGAGATTCGGTATCAAAATGTTTCAGACCTATCTGATGCAGATATAAATATACTTGAGAGACTTTACATCACAATGTATTTCCCAAAGTTTAACGATCGCCAAATTGTCGGCTTTAACCCTAATGATGTAACTCAATCTCATTACCATCAAGGGTTTAATGATGGCTACGAGAAAGCGGTACAAGACGCTCAAGACTATTATTCCAAAGAAATTAACGCGCTTCATTCACGTATTTTTAGATTGCAAGGCGGTATCTCATAATGAAATTTTTCAATCATGAGATTGGCTCTCGAAAAGATGACCAGATTTTTGAGCTAATCGACATTCACGGTTTAGCAGGATATGGCTTTTTCTGGGTAATTCTTGAGGAGTTATACGGAGCTGAAGATACTGGCTTTCAGATTCAGGCTACTAATGTTTGGATGAAGCGATTGGCACGATCTCTAAACCTCACAGACGATCGAACGTTGGTTAGATATTTCGACACATTGGCTGATTTGGGTTTGATAAATAAGCAGCTATGGCAAGAGCATATTATTTACAGTTCAGGTGTCATGGAACGTGCAGATGCTTACATGCAACGTAAAGCAAAAGAGGCTGAAAAGAAGCGAAATCAACGCGCTCAGGCATTACTAAATATTGAATGTCCCTTACCTGTCCCTAGGGACACATTAGGGACAAATGACCTGTCCCTCAATGTCCCGATTGCAGATCCAGATCCATATGCAGATCCAGATCCAAACTCAGATCCAAATTCATTTTTAAGAGCGCAAGAAAAAAAAATGAAAGCGTCTTGCAAAATTGAAATTTCTTTACCTGAAGAAAAAAAAGAAACTATCGCTCTTGAAGACAAATCCGAAAATCAAGACCCCACCCCCCTTAATCCCCCCGCCCCGCAAAACCTGAAATTTATCGATCCGTATCAACGAGCGATGGAAGTAAGGCAACGTGAACCTGAAGTTAAGAAGATGATAGGCGACAAAGAATTTTTAAAATTCTTAATTCCCTTGATGAAGCGATGGGACGCTTACAAAACATCTTGCGACTCATCGGATGCTAGGAAATGGGTGCGGGTTGCTATAGAACCCAAAAACGACAAGTGCGATTCACGATGGGACGAATCCCGTGATCGCTATCAAGACTTTTTAGAATCCAAAACCCAGCGATCGCAACAGCAGCCCGCCCCGATCGCAGTGCAAGAACCCGAAATCATCGCACCAATGCCAAGCATGGCAAGAGAATACGCCGCCAAATTAGCTAGGAAAGCATCATGAAAGATCTATCAACTGGTGAAAGTCTATGCTCAGTCGTAGCAGAAAATATCGTCATTGCCACAGTATTAAGCTCTCAGGACGTGATAAAGGCTGTTACCCCTATACTGACTAGCGAGATGTTTTATACAGCCCTTCACGGTCAAATTTTTAATACCTGCGTAGAATTATTTAATTCAGGTGGTTATATTAGCCCTGAATCTGTGTATCAGCACATGGCAACCAAGCGCGAAATGAAAGGTTTACCGCCAAACCTAAGCGATCGCGCCGCCATTTTTGCCCTGTACGAGAATCATTTACCGTCTCCTAGCATTGTCGAATATGCCGAGCTAATCCGAGAAAAGTATAAATCTCGAAAGTATCGCGACTTTTGCCGAGAGGCTCAAGGCATTTTTCAAGAGCGTGAATTTGCAGACTCGCTTTCATGGTTTGAGCAAAAACTCGTAGAATTTCGGGCATTGCAAGGTGATGAGAGTCACACCCGCTTAATGTTTGATGTCATGGGAGAAGAGTTTATAAACCTAACCAAGATTGCAGAGGCTAGGGAAACAGGCAATATTCACGAATCGATCCTGCCGACTGGATTCAAAGATCTTGATTACTTGCTATCAGGTGGACTACCAAGGCAAAGACTTGTAACGATACTTGGTAGCACTGGCATGGGTAAAACTACCGTACTACTTGAGCTACTGACTTACACTTCTTACGTGATGAGACAGCCATCATTGTTCTTTTCTCTTGAGATGAGCAGCTCAGCACAAGCTCAGAAACTGTTTTCTAAACACGCTCAAATCAGTACAGGATCATTGCAAAACGGTCACATTAAGCCTGAAGAATGGGGCGTATTGATGGAAGCTCAAGAGAACTATTCGGGTTTACCTATGAAGGTCAACGATCGCGCCCGAAAGATTGAAGATATTGTCTCTATTGCAAGACAGTTTTATGCTGAGCATGGCTCTATTGGGATGATTGGGATTGACTACTTAACATTGGTTCGTACAAATCAAAACATGCTAACTAGAGAGCGTGTAGATTATGTGTTAGAAGAGCTTAATCAACTCAAAAAAGAGTTAGATACTCGCATCGTAGTTTTATGCCAAATTGGGCGCGATACTAAGCAATCAGGAGATAAGCGCCCAACGATTTATAGTGCCAAGGAATCAGGTGGAGTAGAAGAAGCTAGCGATCTAATGATTGGCTGCTATAGAGATGAATACTACAACAAAGACACAGTAGACACAGGCATTTTAGAGTTAATCACTTTAAAGAATCGCTATGGGAGAACTGGAACAGTAAAACTATTGTGGGATGGTGCGAACTCTACAGTTTCTAATCTGAGAGCAAATCATGGATACTAACACCCTAGCCCCTGATTTCTCACAGTTCATCATTGCCAAACAAACAGAATTGGAATTAATCGCCGCTTACGTTGGCAAAGATGAATCACAAAAAATCCTAACAACAGCACTGCAAGAGATAGGCGAAATCTCTCCCCCTGTGGTGACTACTACTGCAATGATTAAAGATCCTTACGACTATATTTTATTGGCTGGAAAGCTGGTAGAAAAGCGTAAAACTTTAGTGAATCAGCGCAAAGATTTAGATACAGAACTCAAAGAAAATCTAACTTTACTTGAAGCGAAACTTGGTGAAATACCAGTAAGCGATCGCCTTGCTGCTTGGCTCTCTAAATACAAGTTGAGAACTGGCTCTGAGGTTGAGACTGTTTCCCAAATTGCAGATATTACCACGATCGAAAAACTAATTAGCTCTTTAAAATCTTTACTATGAATTTAATACCTTTCTACAAAGAAACCAATCAACAATTTTATGAACGTCTTGTTCGTGAAGTCAACGATTACATCCTTGATCGCTATGGCATTGATTGGCGAACGGCTGCTAAACAATGGGGTGAAACCGATGATCAAGGTATCTACAATCAGTTCTATTACATGACTCTAAAGCTAAGATATTTTATTTCACAGTACACAAAATGAAACCCACCATACCCATCTGCATCCCCGCAATTCCCTCCCCTGACACCAGCCCCGAAATATGGCGACAAGTTGCGCCGATCCTAAGTGCGATCGCAGAACATGAGCAAAGGCGCAAGCTCAAAGATGATCGCGCTATTGCCACTAATGCGTTATTCGTAGCTCGGTATTTGGTGTATAAAAATCAGTGGTCTAGCCTATGGCAGTCGCTATTAGATCGCAACGTTTTGCATATTGGTGATGCGCCAAAATTACAACCGCCAAAAGCTAGACCAGAACCAGAGTTAGAGACGATCGCATCTCCACCGCCAAAACCGAAAAGCGATCGCCCAAAGACCAAGCCGCCCAAGAATGTTGCAAAGCCGAAAGCCAAAAAGCAACGTAAGCGGATTCGTAACCGCGAAAGGCTAACAGATCGCAAATCACCAACGTACCTATATATTTTTGCGTGTTTAAAGCCCTGTTTGAGTGGTTTGCTATCAATACTGAATCTATACAGCTTTTTTGCCTACAGTGCCCCGTTATGCCCACGACAAAAACCACCGATCTGCGATCGCCCCGATGGTCAGCGTATAAAAGCTTTGCTTGCTTATAAGGCTAGCGGAGGTGAATATGCCAGCCTAAAAGTGTATCTACCATCGCTCAAAAAACGGTATAGGATGCACCCTGATGTTCAGAAACTTTTATTAGATTGGAGTAATCCAAAACGCACCCGCACCCGTAAGAAAGTTGAATCAGATAAAAAGAAGGGAGTCGCTAAGCGGATTATCTCGACTGAGCAGATTAACTCAGTGCTTACCGATAAATGGCAGGATGCCGTAACAATTGCTTACAAGCTAAATGATCTGCTAGGCGAGAATATTGAGCTAAGAAAATTATCCAAACTTCTCTACAATCGCTCTGTAGCAGGGGAAATCCATCGCTACAATCGTGATCATCATGAGATTTCTTTCTTCTCACGGGTGCAAGCAACAGAGTTTGAGAATGAATGGATGACGCTAGAGATGGCTTATCAGCTTGCAATATCTAGAGGGTGTCCATTTGCTAGGAATACCTTTAGAAAAACCCACAGATTCGATTACAGCGCTTACGGATTAGAGTTCCGTAAAGCCGCCCCTGATAACGAGTGCAGTCTGCTACGGTATCGCGATATTCAGTCATAGATTTTAGTCTATGCTTTGCGGGTTTATTGTGATGGATAGTTATGATTTGGGGCTAGTATATTTAGTATATTCGGTATATACTGTTTATCAGTTAGATGACGGATCAAACATTATTAAATTTGAGGGTAAAGCATATGTAATCGGGTAGCAATACCTATTCTCTTGCAAAGAATTATCACCTGTGGTCAAGGTTGCAAGGCGCGATCACACTCTCACTAAAGCTAACAAGCAAAATCACGCGATCAAGTTGTGAGCGCGATCGCATTATTAAATTATTTGGAGAGAATCATGGGATTAAGTGGATTATTTTTTTATAAATATCTAATAGATATTGAAAGCGCAGTATCTGATGATATAGATCAAATCATTGTTTCGGGACTCATTGGAGCTACTGATGGTTTACCTAGCATGGCTAGTGCTGGAAGGTTGACTAACGCAATCAAAGCTGATGTGGAAAGTCAAGGGTATACACCATCTCAAGTTGCTATTGGTCACATCGTAGACATCAAGAGGGTGTAAATGATTGCAGAATATAAACCCCTAACCAAATTTCGTGCTTCTCTAACCTCGATATGTCGTGCTGTGCAAGCTGGTAAAAAGGAAGTGATCGTGACATTCCACCAGCAACCTGTATTCAAGGTAGTGAAACTCAAAAATGATGAGATTGAGCCATCAATACCAGATAGAAGTTTTGTTCAAGTTGTTAGAAATCAGTCTGAATTTCTAGATGCAATTGAACGGTACGATGCGGTTATTTTGACTGCGAGAAACAAACGATTAGTAAGGTGTGAAAAGATATGAACGCACAAATCAGACAAGATGCGATCGCAGGAACAGAACAAGCCATTGATAAGCTTGTAGAATCGGTACGCGATCGCATGGCAGTTCACGGTATTGGTAAAGCTGTAGTTGATCGCCAAATAAATCAGGACTTGGCGGCATTCAGAATGTTAAAGGAAGAGTGGAAGGAGTTGAAAGGATTATGACACAGTGTAAAAATAAGCACACAGGCGAAATTGTAGAGTATTTAAGATCTGAAAACGTCAAAAATTATCCTAATTCTGTTCGCGTCCACATTCTTTTTATAGATGGCAAAGAAGAAAGATGGAACGATCATTTTTTTGATGCATGTTGGAAGTTTCTACCTAAACCAAAATCATGAATAAAATAATCGACACAATCACCACCACCATGCAAACATCTCACGATTGCAGCCAGTGCGCACATCGCAACTCATGCGATCGCTCTCCGTTACAGAATGCATGGCGAGAATTGAATCAGCGTTGTAGTTTGTGGAAGGTGTGGAATCATGAGTAAAATTGAATGGACTGATGTAACTGATAACCCAATCACCGTCAAAGGCGGTGGTCATTGGTGTAGGAAAATATCGGAAGGATGCGCCAACTGCTATGCTGAAGCAATTAATACAGGTAATCGCTTTGACTTTGCTAGTGGATTGACCTATACAGGCAAAGCTCCAGAACTAGAGCTTAACTACGAAATGCTTGCTAAGTGGGCGAGAATGCGATCGCCTAAACGTCATTTTGTTTGCTCTATGACAGATTGGTGCGGTGATTGGATTCCTAGAGAGTGGCAATTAGAGATGATTCAAGCTATGGCTTCCTCTCACAATCAGACGTTTATGCTCTTGTCCAAACGTGCTGACACCCTTTTGCAAGTTGTAAATGATTGGTGTGCTAGATCTGATTTTCCCTTTCTCCCTAGCAATATATGGTTAGGTGTTTCGGTTGAGAGCCAAGGCACGGCGTTGAAACGCCTTGATACGATCGCTGCAATTAAACAGCTTGGAGGCAATACTTTTGTCAGTTTTGAGCCACTACTAGAAGAAGTTTATATCGGCGCTTATGCCCAATACATTGACCTCGCGATCGTCGGCGCTGAATCTGGTAAGGGTGCTAGACCGATGGATGAAGACTGGGTGCGATCGCTGCGGGATGAAGTCAAAGCTGCTAACAAGGCTTTCTTTTATAAACAAAGGGCAGTCAATGGTAAAAAGATTTCATTGCCTGAATTGGATGGGAAAGTATGGAGTGAATTGCCATGAGCGACTTACCGCCCGAAAAAGCGTTTACTCACGCTCTATTCTGCCAACAAATCCAAAACATTGACATTGACTCAGCTAAGCAGCTACTCATTGAGCTACATCTGCTGTATTTGGGGCAGCAAGCATTGATGGTCAAGATTGCGAAAAATGAGTTTTTAGGAGGGTTGTAATGATCGCAATACAAGAAAACCTATTTACTCTAGATTATGTTCTTACAAATGACGATGAATCAAACGATGAGAACTATACAGCGAGTTACATTGTGGAGCCATTTCGAGAATTAGTTAAAGGCTTCCATCTTGATCCATTTTCTTGCTTAAGAGCAAATCAAGTCATCCAAGCTCAAACCTTTTGGACTAAAGCTGATGACGCATTTAGTAAGGATTGGAGTCATTACCCAAATAAGTGGGTTAACCCACCTTACTCCAAAGGCAACATTGAGAGGGCTGTAGAGATGGTTTTGACCTATGCACACATAGGTAATACCTTCTTACTGACTAACTCTAATACAAGCTCTAATTGGTTTCTAGACGCTCAAAATTATTCTGCGTGTTACCTAACTTTTAACCATCGGCTTGAGTTCACAAACCCTAAGAACGATGGCAAAAAGAAAAAATCTGGCAATGACACAAGCCAGACTTTATTCTATTTTGGTAAGTTCACAGCTAAAAAGTTTAAGGCTTGCTGTGGGCATCTTGGCAATGTATCTGTAACTATATGAAAACACCCTGTTCTTATTATGGGGGCAAAAGTCGTATCGCCACTCAAATAGTCCCTCACATCATGGCGATACCACACACCGTTTATGTAGAGCCTTTCTTTGGTGGCGGGGCTGTACTCTATGCCAAAGGCAAAATAGATCGCGGTAATAGTGACTATTACCGCGAAGCAATTAATGACCTGAATAAGCAATTAATCACGTTCTGGCGCGTGGCAAGAGAGCAGCCTGATGAGTTAGCGCGATGGATAGAACTCACGCCTTACAGCCAAGAAGAACATCGTGAGGCGCGAAAAATCTATAACAATCCATCTGAATACAGCGATCTAAAAGTTGCTTGGGCTACTTACATCCAATGCAATATGAGTTTTGCTAGTCAAATTGGATGCGGATGGGCGGCGCAAGTAATTAATGAAAGCAAAGCAGCAACATGGGTAAATCGCGCCGCTAGATTGCCAGAATGTTTTGAGCGACTGCGAGATGTGTATATTGGCTGCGAAGATGCTCTTGACTTTATTAAGCGTTGGGATTGTCCACACGGTTTAGTTTATGCAGATCCGCCATACCCAAATACTAACCAAGGTCACTACGGCGGCTATACCTTAGACGATTATCAAGCTTTATGTGATGCTCTTGACGCTTGTGAATCTAGCTATGTACTGAGTAACTATCATCAGGATATCGCGCCCAAATCAGCGCAAAAATGCGTAGAGATAGAGACAACTATGTCCGCATCAAATGGGCGATCGCGGACTAAGCACGATATCAAGCGCACTGAGAAATTATGGATATGCGATCGCTCGAAGAATATCCGCGCAGACTTACAGGCGATCGCTAAAATGCCAAGCAAACAAGTACAACTAAGCTTTATTTAATTGCGATCGCAATATCAAAAATCTCGCTAACATTTAAGCCCAGATCAGTTGATAAGGAAATCACCAAAGGGTAGTTCTCTTTAATTATGGTTGCATACTCCCATTCGATTTGGGCAGTACGACCTAATGTGGCAATCGCTGTCTCGACAGTATTCAAAAGATTTAATTGATGCAACGCAAGCCTTAAACGCCTTGCATCAATCTCGCGAATGACTGTAGGCTGAATAATGTTTTGCAATGCTTCAATCTCTTGCTGTGATAGGTATACTTTAACCTCTTTGCCTGTTGATAAATCTAATTCAATTCTAAACATGATTAGTTAGCTCCAAGAAATAGACGCGACACCAGAAACAAAACTTGCAGTACCAGCTACACTAGTAAGGCGAACTCTATCTAATGCGTTAGATAGAGTTCTTGAGGCTACTGATATTTGACCAATCGCATTAGATTCAAAATACCCATAAGAAGATAAAACCCAAGTATTTGTAGTCCCATTTCTTCTAAGGTTTATATTTGCAATGAATCGAATACCTGAACTAAAAGTAGTGTAAATCAGCAGTCCAGTAGTTTGATTTGCATAGGTAGGGGCTGCTGCTAAAACTGCGTTTCCACCTAAGTACCCAGAAGTACTTATCCCTCCGCTATCCCCTATTTGCAAAAGGATAGTTGATGAAGCATTAAATCCTACAGCCGAAATCCCTATATCAATTTCGGTCGCCCATGAAGGTATGGCTGTGAAATCGTAACTAACGCCACTTAAAGAAACCGAACCTCCTTTGGTGTAAGGCTGGGCTAACTTTGCTGGCACTATTGAAGCGTCAGGGATAATGAAGGGATTAGATAAAATAGTTGCCATTATGTACCCTCCTCTATTCTCATGTTGCCATTAACGCTAGCCCAAATACCACTGACAATACCAGTGTAGTCATCAAAGTACTGATAACCTTGTGGTTCTAGTCGATACACTGATGAGGTAGA